AATGCGTGATGTAAAACAAAAAGCAGGCATTATTCATAATGCTGAAGTACAAGGATTACTTGACGCAGGTGTACATGAAACAACTAAAGAGTTTACAGACTTGCCTATTATACACACAGGTTGTGATACATACGCAAGTATCTATCCAGAGTTTAAACACTTTAATAAACAAGCAACTGTAGATGAAGTAGTTGAGCATTTGCTTTCACTTACTCCTAACGGTAAGTGGGTACAAGATAATGGTCAAGATGTACACTTGATCATGACAGGCGGTGAACCGTTGTTAGCGTGGCAACGGCTTTACGTAGAGCTGTTTGAACATCCACGTATGCAGGATTTAAGGAACATCACATTTGAAACAAATACTACACAACATTTACACGACGATCTCTACAACTATCTCAACGACAGCGACAGACTTACAGTCACTTGGAGTTGTTCCCCAAAACTTAGTGTCTCAGGAGAACCTTGGGAAACTGCTATCAAGCCTGATGTTGCTCTTGAGTATACTCGTGTTGACAGCAGTGAACTTTATCTTAAGTTTGTTGTGGCTACTAATGACGACTTTGACGAAGTCAAAAGAGCTGTTAGTGCTTACCAAGCTGCCGGGGTACAATGTCCAGTATATCTTATGCCAATGGGCGGCCGCAGTGAAGAATACTCCCTCAATGTTAAAGACGTTGCCGAAGCGTGTATGGCAGAAGGATGGCGATTTACACCCAGACTCCATATATCCTTATTCGGAAATGCCTGGGGAACTTAGAAAGTATAAAAATGCACAGCACGAAAAGGCAATGAAGGCGCCTATCGATCAAGATGCAATTAGAAAGGCAGGTTTATAATGAACTGGTGGAATAAATTAAGTCAAAAGAAACAAAAAGAGCAAGTTGACGAAAAAGTAAAAACTGCTGAAGATCTTCGTAGAGAAGCATTAGAAACAGAAAAAGAACTTGCTACTAAGAAGGGCGAAGCATGGGTTGCTGTATTAGATACACAAGTTAATCCTGATAACATTCGAAACGGGTTCTTTGAGCTCGACTGGAATAATGAGTTTATCGAGCAATTACTTGATGCTGGGTACACAGGCGAAACTAATGAGCAGATTGTTGATGCATGGTTTAGAACTATTGTATCACAAATGCTGGGGGAAGAAGGACAAGATCCACAAGCTGGTGCAGGATATATTAATGTCGTACCTATCGATAAAGGTAAAAGTGAAGTATCATAATGGTTGACAACAGCCAGATCTGGTGCTATAATAATACTATAAATTACACAGAGGCAAACTAATGGCAACATATATTCTTGTAGATACACTCAACACATTCTTTCGTGCAAGACATGTAGTACGTGGTGATATTGATACTAAGGTAGGTATGGCCCTACATATTACGCTTAATGGCGTTAAGAAAGCATGGAACGACTTTGATGCTGATCATATTGTATTTTGTTTAGAAGGACGTAGCTGGCGCAAAGACTTTTATGAGCCTTACAAACGTAACCGCAAAGAGACTCGAGATGCAATGACTCCTGCACAAGCAGATGAAGACAAAGTCTTTTTTGAGATCTTTGACGAATTTAAGAACTTTGTATCAGAGAAGACTAACTGTACTGTTTTACAAAATCCTGTGTTAGAAGCTGACGATCTTATTGCAGGTTGGGTACAGAATCATCCTAATGATAATCATGTTATTCTTAGTACTGACGGTGACTTTGCGCAACTTATTGCACCTAATTGTAAGCAGTACAACGGTATACAGAATGTTACTATTACACATGAGGGTTACTTTGACGACAAAGGCAAGCCTGTAATTGATAAGAAAACTAAAGAAGAGAAGCCGGCGCCCGATCCTGACTTTATGCTGTTTGAAAAATGTATGCGTGGCGACACAAGTGATAACGTGTTTAGTGCGTATCCTGGTGTACGTAAGAAAGGTACTAAGAACAAAGTTGGTCTTATTGAAGCATACGAAGATAAGACTACAAAAGGCTACAACTGGAATAACATGATGCTACAGCGTTGGGTAGATCATGAAGGAGTAGAGCATCGTGTACTTGATGACTACACCCGTAATGTTACATTATGCGATCTTACAGCACAACCTGCAGATATTAGAGAAACTATTGATAATGTTATTCAGACAGTAGAAAGCAAAGATATAACACAAGTAGGTATGCGTCTTATGAAGTTTTGTGCTAAGTGGGATATGCAACGTATTGCAGATCAAGCGGCACTTTATGCAACCCCATTACAAGCAAGGTATATTAAATGACAATCAAAGCAAAAGAAATTCTAAAAAATAAGTTCTGGATAGTTGAAAGCGGCAATGATAAAATTGGCACGTTAAGCTATGACGAAGACCGATATATGTTAAGCACTCCGTCAACTAATAAGTTTTTTAAAGATAAAAAGACTCTTAAGAAAGAGTTAGGTAATACTATATTTTATGAAAATGTAACAGAAGTACAATCAGATTTTGAAGTACACGGTTATCCTACTAATGTAGCACCTAAGAATGCTGTTTATAATGTAAAACAAAAACTGCCTCTTTTTACAAAAAGTAAAAAATCTACAAGTTTATATAGTGCAGGATATTATATTATTAGATTTGATAAGGGCTGGGTTAAAAGTTTCTGTCCAAAGTTAATTACACTTGAACGTTACAACTATCAAGGACCGTTTTTATCTGAATTAGAAATGAAGCACAAGTTAGGATTAGCAAATAAGAAAGCTAAGAAATGAAAGATCCAGTAAACACGTTTCCTATTGAAAAATTTATTCAACAAGTAAAAACTGCTGATAGTAGTAATCAACGAGAAATTAGAATTGATATTCAAACTGCTAAGTCTATTACTTTTACTTTAGCTGAGTTATTAGCACGACTAAATGGTGATCTCGAAGAACTAATATCTAAGAATAACAACACCGAAGAAGTAATAAGTGTTATTTTAGAAGGCGAAAAGTTTTAGATATAACTGTATATTACTGATTTTTTGGATAAATATATGCGTATATTACAAAAGGATTACGCATATGAGTAGACCAAAACCGACGATTCTATTAGAAAAAATAGACAAAGTAACTTATAAAAGCGAGCAAGTACTCGAATCAGAAGCTATATGGGCAGTGTTTTATCTCGGAAAGCCGTTTAATTTAAAGTCTATGAACATAGTTACAAACTATCCTGGACCAAAATATAAGAAAGTTAGTTTTTCAAATCCCGGTCATGCAATAAATCTTGCTAAAAAATTAAATAAAATGTTTAATTGTAAAGACTTTGCAGTACATAAGCTCACACAAGGCCACGAAGTTTCTTTAATATGAAACAACAATACACTAAAGTATTCCTCAAACATTTAGATAAAAGTACAGATGATATAGCTGTAGAACAACATTTAAAGCTATGGTGGAAGAATACTCGAGATAAACAAGTTGGCGGATTACGTCTTACTGATGAAGGTTTTGATATGCTTCATCAACTTAATATTACTATGTACGATGTTCCGTTTCCTAAAGAAATGAAACTTACATCACAAGTAATAATTTTCTTAGATAAGTTTATCGACTGTCCTTATTTTTTAACACAGTCTGGAATATATGTTACGAACGAAAAGAAAGCAGTCGAACTAAGTCTTTTCTCAGGAGACATTAACCGATATGGTATGACAAAAACTTTAAAAAAGTTTACCAAAACTGATTGACTTTTGCTTCAAGATGCATTATATTAGTAGTATAGCAAAAGCAACAAAGGGCAAATACAATGGAAAATATTGCAACTCGTACAGTATCACCTAACAAAGCAAAGCGTAGCATTTTACGTGCTATGAAGAAAAAACGTCCAATCTTTCTTTGGGGACCTCCAGGTATTGGTAAGTCGGACATTGTAGCACAGGTTACAAATACACTATCTAAAAGTCATCTAATTGATATCCGTTTGTCATTATGGGAACCTACAGATATTAAAGGTATTCCATACTTTGATTCAACACAAGGTAAAATGGTGTGGGGCGCACCAAGCGAATTACCAGATGAAGCAATGGCAGCAAAATACGATAACATTGTATTGTTCTTAGATGAGATGAACTCTGCGGCGCCTGCAGTACAAGCGGCAGCATATCAACTTATTCTTAATCGTAAGGTTGGTACGTACAAACTGCCAGACAATGTTGTAATTGTTGCGGCAGGTAACCGCGAGTCAGACAAAGGTGTTACATACCGTATGCCAGCGCCGTTGTCTAATCGCTTTGTACACTTAGAGCTTGCGGTTAACTTTGACGATTGGTTTGAATGGGCTGTAGACAACAATCAAAATACTGATGTTGTAGGTTACTTAACATTTAGTAAAAAAGACTTGTATGACTTTGATCCTAAAAGTCCAAGTCGTTCGTTTGCAACGCCTCGTTCATGGTCATTTGTATCAGAACTGTTAGAGGACGGTGAAGATGAAGAAACTACAACAGATCTTGTAAGTGGATCGGTAGGCGAAGGACTTGCTGTTAAGTTTATGGCACACCGTAAAGTTGCATCTAAAATGCCTAATCCGACAGACATCCTTAATGGTAAGGTAAATGAGCTAAAAAACAAAGAAATTAGTGCTATGTATTCGTTGACTGTATCACTATGTTACGAACTAAAAGAAGCAGTAAATAAAAACGATAAAAAGTTTGATACAAAGGTTAATAACTTCTTGCGTTTTGCAATGGATAACTTTGATACAGAGTTAGTTGTTATGGGTATCAAACTTGCACTTACACAATACAGTCTTCCAATTGACCCAGACGAGGTTGAATGTTTTGATGAGTTCCATGATCGTTACGGTAAGTATATTACTGCGGCGCAATCAGCATAAGGAGAAGGTTATGCCTTTAGATTTTTTTAATTCAGATGTACTATACAACTTAGAAGGTAAAAAGAATTGGGCTCCAGACCCTGACATTACTCCAGAAGCATTAGAAGAAATGCGAGTTGAAGTATTAGATCGTATTATTATTGCTCGTGTAGGGTTACTACTTCGCCATCCTTTCTTTGGTAATATGGCAACACGTTTGATTATTAAAGCGGCAGACGACTGGTGTCCTACTGCCGCTGTCGACGGACGTAACTTATATTATAATACACAGTTCTTTAATGCAATGTCAAACAAAGAAGTTGAGTTTGTTATTGCACACGAAATTCTGCATTGTGTGTTTGATCACTTAGCACGTCGAGACGATAGAGATCCACAAATTTATAATATTGCCGCAGACTATATTGTAAATAATACCTTAGTACGTGACCGCATCGGTACTAAGCCAACATTTATTGATTGCTTTCAAGACTTTAAATATGAAGGTTGGACATCAGAAGAAGTATACGATGATATCTTTGAAAAGTATGACCAAGAAGAACTAAAACAACTTGGTGAACTATTAGACGAACATGTTGATTGGGAATCTAACGACGGTGACGGTGACGGTGACGGCGACAGTAACAACCCAGGTTCAAGTAAAAGTAAAGGCGGACGTCCTTCATATTCTAAAGAAGAACTTAAAAAAATACGTGACGAAATTAAAGAAGGTATGATTTCGGCAGCACAGACAGCAGGTGCTGGTAATATTCCTGCAGGTGTTGCACGTATGATTAAAGATCTTACAGAGCCTAAAATGAACTGGCGTGAAATTTTGCGTCAGCAAATTCAGTCAACAATTAAAAACGATTATACATTTATACGTCCATCACGTAAAGGTTGGCATACTGGCGCTATTCTTCCAGGTATGAACTTTGAAGAAACTATCGATATTTGTATTGCATTAGATATGAGCGGGTCAATTGGGAACACTCAAGCAAGAATTTTTCTTTCTGAAGTAAAAGGTATTATGGATGAATACAAAGACTACAAAATTAAAATTTGGTGCTTTGACACTGAGGTATACAATGAAGATGACTTTAGTGCAGACGATGGAAGAATGATAACCGAATACGATATTAAAGGCGGCGGCGGTACTGACTTTATGGTTAACTGGAAGTATATGAAAGAAAACGATATACAACCTAAAAAGTTCATTATGTTCACAGACGGCTATGCATGGGATAGCTGGGGTGATCCGGACTATTGCGATACAGTATTCTTAGTACACGGTGACCAACAACGTAATATAAAAGGTCCATTTGGAGTTACGGCACACTATGAAGAATCTATTGCAGCCTAATCCTAATACACTATTAGGAACAAGAAAACTTCCTATAATACCAGAATATTTCGAAACGCTATGTATTGAATATAAGTATAATACAATCGATGCAGTTGAACGATGGATCACTTCTAATCTAAAAGGAAGGTATGCTATTTGTAAAAGTGTAAATATATCAGATAGTACATCGAAAATTGAAACGGTTGTAAAGATAGGTTTTGAAAATCAAAAAGAAGCAAGTTATTTTTTATTAGCTTGTCCAATTTTGAAATACACTTAACCAAAAGACAGATATATATTATTATAAAAGGAGAAACTATATGTCAGAAACTACTGAAACACAAGCAACAGCAAATCCAGAGGTTGCTGAAGAACTTGTAAGTAATGCACAAGAAGCTCAAGGTGAGCAAAATACAGATTTAAGCATTGGTGATTTGAACGGTTTAAAACAAATTATTGATGTTGCAAGTGCCCGTGGCGCATTCCGCCCAACAGAGATGGAAGCCGTCGGTAAAACGTACACAAGATTAAGTAATTTCTTAATTGCAGTACAAGCAGCCTCAGCACAAGGCGAAGCAGCACCAGAAGAGGGTGCTCCAGCAGGAGAATAACATGGCCGCACTAAAACACGTCGGCAGAGTTGCCGCTAATCAAAAGAAGGTCGGTGTAGTATATAGAACAGTACCAGGTGAGGCAGACTCTTGCCTGGTAGTGTTAACAGAAACATTAAATGCCGAAGAGCATGATTCATTTATGAAAGTAATCGAATCTAATGCTGGACAAACAGCAATTGAATTAGCTGATGCTATGAATAGAGCAACATTGCCCGATGGTCGAAATATGTTTCAGTGTTTTCATAAGTTTGGCAAAATCCAAAAGATGCCAACTAAGCTAATTGAAATGACACCTGATATGCAAAGTAATGTTAACTTAGCAGAGTTAAATCAAATCATTGCAAATCAAAAAGGTATTACTATACACGAATTAGCCGGTGGTAAACAGCCCGAAGAAGCCCAGCCAGCATCAGATGTTTATACATCAGAATCGACAGCACAAGATTATGTTGACAATGGAGTATTATCAGATGATCATTTAGCGGCGCAATATAGATCGCAAGCAGATGCATTGTTCAAAGAAGCAAAAGCTCTAAGAGAACAAGCAGAAGAACTTGTACCTACTAAGCGCAAAACAAAAAAGACAGAAGAGAGTGCCAAAGCCTAATAACAAATTACCTCAAGATGTTATTGATCATTGGCCGGAGATACTCAAAGATGTCGACGTTTCAGTAGTACCTTTAGCGTATCTCCACAGTATGCGTATCATCTTTTTAGATGGTAAAGTTTGGGAGGTTGATATAGAAAAATCTATGCAATCTCCCAACGCAAGCAGTCTTGAAACTGAAATCGAAACATTGATTGAAGAATACAATGATCAAATAGAAAATATTGATTTCAGACTCAACGTGCATAAAGTTAAGCAAGATATAACTAAAAGAACTAAATTCTTTCTAAAAAAAGGAAAATAACTTTCTTAGACAATATGATAAATACAATGTAAGAAATTATTTTAGGAGTCAAATATGCCGCTAAAAATTCGTCGTGGTACCAATGCACTAAGGCAGACAATTGTTCCCGAGCAGGGAGAACTTATATATACTACTGATACAAAGAAATTATATATCGGTGATGGTATTAATGCTGGTGGCTATCCAGTTACAGGTGATCCATTCTTAGGACTGGCAAATGTTATTGAGGACTTGACTCCACAATTAGGTGGAAACTTAGATCTTAATGCTAAAGATATTACTGGTAATGGTAATATCAATATAAGCGGTAGAGTAACAACAAATGAGCTATATGTACAACCAAATGGCTTAATAAGTGCAATTATTCCTAAAACTACTAATGTGTATACACTTGGTAATGCTCAAAAACGCTTTAAAAATATCTATACAAACAACATTAATATTGATGGGACATTTAGTGCTCCGTCAATAAATGCTGATGTAGTAGCCGACGATAGCACAATATTAATTGATGCTTCCACTGGCAGAATATCAACTTCGTCTCTTACACAAGCCGGTGCTACTGCTAATCAAGTTTTAAAATGGAATACAGTAGGTAACACTTGGGCTCCGGGTGATCTTGCTTTAGACGATTTGATAGATACTAATATTTTTGGGCAAACAGACGGCAATGTTCTTACTTGGGACAACGCTACAAGTAAATGGATTGCAGCAGCACCATCAGGTGGTGGCGGTGGCGGTGGCGCAACAGCACTAAATGATCTAACAGACGTAAGTGCAGCAGCGCCAGCTAACGGTAATACTATTATATGGAATAACTCATTATCAACTTGGGAAGATGCCGATCCATTACTTGGTTTATCTACAACTGATTTTGTTATTACTCCAATTTCTGACGATGCAATTGATATAGGTACAAATTCAAAGAAATTTAGATCATTATATCTGCATCAACTTAATACTAATGTTGTTAACACAAGTTTAATTCCAGCTGGTGGTGTATCACTTGATCTTGGTACATCAGGAAAACGTTGGAATAAATTATGGATTGACGATATTGATGTTCTATCTAATACAATTACTATGGACATATACGGTAGTACATATGGTGAAGATAGTGTAGTATTTACTGATGCAACTACAAGAGATATTAATGCTAATTCTATTGTTGCAAATACATTATCGGGTAGCTTTACTGGTTCTGTATCAGGTAATACTGTAGGTATACATACAGGTCCATCAGTAGGTGATGTGTCTGGTAGTGTATTTGCAGATGATTCAACTATACTTGTAGATAGTGTAGACGGACTTATAAGAGGAACAGTTGAAACTGATATTGTAACTGCTTCAGAGCTATACGGTATTACAGACGGTACTTTTAATATTCTTAACTTGTTAAGAAGAGAATCAGGTGCAGTAGCTTCAGCTACAGAAGTATCTAAAATAAACTTTGGTAGTCAAGTAAATAATATCCAATCTAACGCTTGGACACAAAGTGCAAGTGCAGATCAACTGGTCTTCTTCCCACATCCAGATACTCCAGACTATTCAGAATTTGTTAAAATTTGGAGTGACGGATCTGTTATGATCAAAGGAGAAACTGGTGTTTCTGGTTTCGACGGTCTTGGAAGACAGCCTGATGCCGATCTTGAAATTGTAGGTAATGTTAAGATAAGTGGCCCTAATGAGATGCTACTTGGTAACATGACAACTGCACAAAGAGATGCTTTAACTCCAGTAAACGGTATGATGATTTATAATAGCACACTTAATAAGTTCCAAGGCTACGAAAATAGTGCTTGGGTCAACTTAGTTTAATTGTAATTTAAATACAAATAAATACATTTGTAGGAGTACAAATGGAATTTTTAATCGCATTAGTTATAGGCATCTTGTGGAGCCAAGTGATCAGTCATTGGGGTGCCAGTATACTATTACATCGATACTATTGCCACAAACAATTTAATGTACCAGTATGGTTTGAGACTATTGGCTTAGCAATGCTAATGGTAGCATGTATTCGTACTCCTATTGGTTGGATTGCCAGTCATAGAATGCATCATGCTCACAGTGACACAGAACATGATCCACATGCTGCTAATCACGTAGGCTATTGGAAGGTTTTGTTTACTACTTGGAATATACCTAAAATACCAATGAAGTATGCACGTGACTTATATGCTAATCCAAGATTAGTATTTTGTCATAAGCATTGGTTAAAAATACTAATCATAGTAAATGTAGTGAGCTTTATAATTAGTCCATTGTTTTGGATTGCTTTTTGCGCAACGCCATTTGTATTTGCTAAAATAGGATTTGGACTACTCAACACTGTTGGGCACCGTGTAGAAGGCGGAGCCGATGTTCCGTGGCTTAACTTCTTTATTGCTGGCGAAGGATTTCATAGACAGCATCACAACAACTTTCGCAAAGTAAGATTACACAAGTGGGACACAGGTGGATGGATTGCTGAAAAGTTATTTGTTAACCGTTAACTCGTCAATATACGTTATATCACCTGTGTAGATAATACCCTGAAAATTATCCTTCCATAATAATTCTATCATTGTATCATACACTGTCCAATTTTTAAATATATCAGGTCTTGCGTTTTTAATTTTTTTAAAAAACCCTGTTCCTTTGTCTCGACTCCAAAAGAATAATTTATACTTGTTTTTTAATGCATGTTGCATGTATAAGTCTGTTTGAAAATTATCAACCTTATCGTATAAATTACTAACATGAGATGTTCGATAATCATCAAACAAATAATAACGACTAAACAGTCTACAACAGTGTTTGCTTATATGTTGAGCACCTGTACACATTACAGGTTTATTTTTATCAACAGCAACGCAATACATAGCCATAGTATCTAATTTTAAATATTGATTGTAATTATTAAAAAGTCTATCTTTTTTTGATTGCGTTTTCATATTATCTATAGCAATACGGCAAATATTTAAATCGTTATTAGATAATTTTTTATTTTCTTCGCCGTCGACTATGTAAGGTATTATTCTTATTTCCATATGTGTACTATTTTCCTACGTCCTGAAAAGATATTAGCATTAACTATACATTCTTTATAATTATTATATTTGTTTTCATATAAATGTAAATCTTTTTCAATAGTGTTTAATTCAATATTGTCAAGAAACTTGTTTGAATCTTGATTACTACATGGTTCTTGAATAATAGCATGTTTACTATTATAAAAATTATACGTCAAATCGTCAAATAACTCTAAATGCGTGTCAGGTGCATATAATAATACTCCGCTCCATATTACGCAATCTACATCAAAAGATACAGTAATATCTTTTTTTGAATACATGCTTGCCTGTCTGTATTCTATATTTTTATAATCCTTATACTTATTATTTGCAAACGTAATAGGCTCACTTGAAGTATCAAACCCCATATATGTATAATTTTTATAATTTAATTCTTGTAGTATATCGTTTACTATGCCAATGCGACAACCTATATCAACTATACCCTGTATATTATTATCAATTATAATTTGAGCTTGTTTTTCAAAAATACATCTTGCTTCAGGAGTATCTAAATAGTCCATAGTGTGCAATGCATATTCTTCTTTCAACGGAACCTTGATAAGTTCTTTTGGCGGCGTAGTATGCCATCGCGGCCACGGTATTCCGTTTAATCTATTGACTTCCATTTCATATCCCATTCGTTGTAGTTGGTTAACCAATGTAAACTATCAGTGTCATCTTTTTTACGTGTCGTTATACTATTCGGCGTATATAACTTTAGAAAATCACTAATCACACGACAGACTGGTTTTACTGCGGCGGAATGCCCCGGAACTACAGTTTTCCAAGAATCTGGTATTACAGACGTCTTTTGTACCTTTGCTCCCAGCTTTTCCAGTAGATCTACAGTCATTGCAAAATGTCTATTTCCAACATTTTCATTCTTAGCAGGAGTGAATGTTACTACAAAAATAGGCGTATCTGTAATAGCATAATCAGTTCCAAGACGTGCATTAAATTTTGCCTTTACTACTAACCAGTCCATTACATTTTTAAATCCAGCACAATAATGCCCAGTTGCTTCGCTTATAGCAAAAATTAAAACATCAGCACTTTCCATTACGCTTATTAAATTGTCAACTGATTGCGGAACAACACCGTCACTTTTATTCGAACTGCACATTGGAATATTATAGTTAGTCATGTCACACACTGTATTAATAGGCAATATATCTTGCATAAGGTACAATCCCCGTGTTTGTAAACTATTTTCAGCGTGACTGAAACTTATACCTACAATATTCATATTATATAATCATCCAAGTTTACACCCTTTTTTATGTATAATAATGCAGCTAATCTATAACCATCTATGGCTTCGCCGCCGTGCAAAAATTCTTTTCCTTTTACAAAAAATAACTTACCTGGAGAATATTCAACACTATCAATTTCTTTATCTCCTTGATATATACTTGTTTTAAAATTTCCAATTAACGGAACAATTAGTACCCCGCCGATTAATTCTTCAGTATCGTGTATGTGTGGCAACAACTTGGTATGGGATTGATACTCCCATAAGGAGCAACTTGTTTCAATTCCTCTAAATTTTCCGTCTAAACAAATAATGTCATTGAATATATCAAACTCTTGTTTAGGAAACTCTCCTTCCCAGTAATACTGGTCTTCACCAAGATCTACAGTATTAAGAGAAGTTTTGTTTTGCATAGGTATGCCTGGCTTACTTAATTGTAGTTTTCTTGCCCAAACTAATACTTTATCAATATTGTAATCAACATCAAAAATTCTATGCCATGTTTGAGTAGTCACTTGCTAATCTCCATAGTAACCTATCGCCCATAACAGGTGTGCGTCTATGTAATGTTGTAAACTGATCCATTAGCAATAAATCGCCTTCTTGAAATACGTGATGATGTTGATATTTGCTTTTAAATATAATAGGTTTTAAACGTTCGATTATTTCTTCATGATCAACTTGCTTTTTGCCTTCCCATGCTTTGATAATAAAGTGGTAAGGAAAGTAGAAGTAGTCTTTGCCTGTATGCGGGTGTGTTCCAACTAACGATCTAATACTACCTTTGTTCTTACTCATAAACTCAAGTTCTGGATCGTCATCGTCTAAGTGATACATTGTATCGTTTTGAAACTTTAATCTAATTGTGATGTTTTTCCAGTATGCTTGATCCTCTTCTGACAAGTCATAAAACGGATCGCTTGTATTACATATACTAAGAGTTGTATTTGGATCACCTTTGATGCAGTATAGTCCAATAAGAATCTTATCAATAAGATGTCTGCTATTACCGTTTGAATGCCACCCAAGTTCGCCGCCACCAAACATTCCTGTCTTGTTACCGTGTTCGTCCTTGCGATCTGACACTAAAAATAATTCTGGATAATCTTTAGGATTCATAAACAAGCCTGGCGCTTCGCACTCGCCTATACGTTTAAAGAACTCTACAATTTGTGATTCGGTAAAATGTTGTTCGTGAAGTATTGCCAGACCTTGCGTTTGTATTTTAGTTACAAGATCCTTTAGTTCGATATCTGTGTAATTATAAACTTGCGATGTCATCTGTACCATCCAAACTAAACATTAATGCAATACGAGGCTTATCACTCATGTTCACAACAGCATGTGGATATCCTATGTTGAGGAAATTAGCAGTACCGTCTTCGAGATTATACGCTTCAAGTTTTCCATCACGTTTAAATAAATTTACAACATTACTACCACCGTATACAGGTACTATACAGCGTACAGCGTAGCTTACATCGTAGTCTACATGGAAAGGTATAGTTTTACCAGGAGCAAGTTTAGTAATACGTATACGACTTGCTGGTGCTTTACATTGTGTTACTATTTCTTCAAAGTAACTTCCAATATAATCTTCAGTTGGTACATTATATAAATGTTCTTCCCTACGCCGTAGTCGTTCTTTAATACTTGCTGTGTGTGGCAAGATTTCACTGGGTGTAGTTAAATTAATTTGTTCAAAGTTATCGTAAACATCTTTAACTAATTCTTCATGATTCATGCACAATCCAGGATTAGCTGCACGTACATTTACAAAGTCTTCTGCTAATTTATCAGTTGCACTTCGCAACCTTTCTAAATCAATATTTAGATTTAAATTTGCTATTGTAGGTAAGTTTTGTTTTTTCATATTTCGCCACTTTCAATTTTCTTTGCTATTCTTTCAGCAAGTTCGATATGGACATCTTCTGTATAATGTCCGCATACCGTAAGTACTTTATCTTTTGTAGGATCAATGTTTGGTGCTATTTCGTCTAAGTATCCAGTTATTGGTCTTCTTGCTCTTCCTGAAGATCCGTCTGCTAATCCAAAATCAGCGTGAATAAAATAACAATCTCTTTTTCTTTCCTTTAAATAAACATATAGTCCTTTGAAAGAAATGTTATATAAATGTTCTACTTGTTCTCGAGAAGCATTATCACGTATGTGTTCTGCAATAAATCTTTCAAATGTATTAGGAAATTTTCTATACGGATTTAAAAGAATACTATCATTTCCTCTTTCAGAACCTGGCCACCAAATTCCTTGATTAGGACACACTCCAATTATATACAAAACTTTTTTGCCTTTGTGTTGTTTCATATTTGTTTCAAGTGTTTTAATTGCAGTTGTTGAAGCTGAGGCTCCTGCTACGGCTTCATTTTGTACAGGAATACCAGTCATCCTACTTAAATGTGCAGGCCAGGCACGCTGCTTTTCTCTTTCTTCTAATCCGTTATCATACAGATCCCACAATTCTTTCATTTTTTCTTCTGTCATAATTTTTGGAAAATTAGTTAACCATTCAGGATATTTTTGTAATTCTACATCTGTTAAATATTCATGCTGACACAACCCAGCTCCTGCTTCATAAGATGCACCGTTTACATAAATTAAATCATAGGACATAATTATAATGTTTCCTGTTCTTATACCATCCTGCACATCTTAACAATTCACGAGGCTTATCTTCGTAAACTTTTGTTCTTCGGTGTAATGTGTTAATTTGATCTATTAACAGTATATCACCTTCTTTCCATCTATGCTTATATGTGTACTTATTGCTTTCTATTAAGTCTCTATATATCGTTTGAAATATTTCTTTTCCTTGTGTTATAGACTGATTTTCTTTATATAAGTCTACAATCAAATGTGGGTGGAAAAATATACTATCTGCACCTAACGGATGATTACTAACAAAATTATATTTTGCAACAAGTCCTCGATGTTTATTAAATTTTTTTGCATTGTCTAAACTTATGTTTGTACAATTTTGTATTTGACTTAGTTGTCTATTTTTTCTCAGACCGTCTATAATTTCTTGTGGGTATTCTTTGTCCCAGTCTACTTGCCACTTAGTTTCAAATAATTCTTTATCTTTGTTTATACTGGCATGATACAATTCTACAACAAGTTCTTTATACATAGATTTTGTTTCTTCATCTAATCTGTTCCAATATTCAACTGCTGAACATACCCAAGTTTCTGTATCAAATGTTATTGTCTTTCCGTATAATCCGATAACTTCTTGTGAATCGATAATCGGTGCTAAATCAGTATGCCAATCTACATCATCGCTTGAAAACAATCCTTGTGTTCTTTCATCAATATTTTGGTTAGTTACTCTCCAAAATAGACTACTATGAGATTTATCACTGCACCATATATCAGGACTTAGTGTATACGCAAAATCTGTAAACCATTCTGCAAACTCCTCGGGCGAAGCGCCAGTATTTTGTAAAACTAAATAACCGTCTTGTGCTATTGCTGCACTTGCTTCAGAAGGAAATAATGTAGATAGATTTGCTCCTTTCATAATCATTTGAAATGATCCACAGTAATAACATAATCTTTATATTTTTCTATACTTCTGTCTAATAAGTCATGCCATTTTTTAATGTTTAATGTACCCATAGGCATGAGTATCATTCTTTCAGTAGGATGATATCCTTTGTCAGCACCATGTTCGTGTACTTGCCCGTCCCATGCCATTGTATTTGTATCATTAGGTAACATAGGGTACAATCTTGTTTTTGCATGATTGTTAGTAAAGTATAAATGTTCAGTTTCTGGAGTAGTTACGTTACTCCAACGAATTCGTATTTGACTCGGTTCTTGTCCAAAAAGTCTATGTCTATTTTTGTAATCTTCATCATAATGAGGTCCTACTCCGTGTTCGTCTCTACCAGCAAAGGCTACAAATCTTAAATTATCAAAAGGTAAGTGATTTTCACAAAAGTCAACTACTTGTGGAAATTCGTCTCTAATAACTTGATACCATTCTCCTTTTACATCAGTAGAATAATAATCTGTATTCTTAAAACAAATTAGCGCTCTATAATCATGATCTGTATATACACTATGCCTTGAACTATTCATATCATCAGGTCGTTCGTCAAACCAAGGCTGTGCCAATCCTTCTTTTTTATATTGATGTACATCTTGCCAAACGTTCCAAAGGTGATCTAAATCTATATCTAAAAACGGAAGATCTAACGGTGTCCACACTACGCCCTTGTATCCGTCATATGCTGACTTATAGTTTAAATTTTTATGTTCTTGGTGAGATTCATTTTCTCTTGCTGTGTAATCATCAATGTCATAATGATATAAAGGTACATCATTATTATCAACTAATCTGTAATTATTGTGTGTAGTTTTAAAGGTCATTTAGTACACCTTCGACAAATGGATCTTTAAATTGTTTTGTAATTTTACCATCCTCGATTAATACAGCAAATCTATTAGATGCTCTTGCTAACATAGGGTTCCACATTGTTTGTGATATTTCTTCAATGTATTCTCCGTACGGATCTCCAATACAATCGATCTCATCATGTCCAAACTTTTCATTCCAAGCGTTCATAACATATGCATTACTAACTGCAATAAACACAACTTTAGTAATACCTTTATCTTTTAATTCTTGCAAATTATTTGCAAAACCAGGCAAATGTTTCGAAGAGCATCCTGGTGTAAATGGTCCTGGAACACCGCATAAAATAATTCTTTCCTCTTTATCAAAAGTATATTCTACTGGCAGGTCTTCTATCAGTTTATAAAGCATTTAAAATTTCCTTTTTGTAAGAATTTACATAATTGAATTCTATTTCAGGCTGTTGTTCAATTATTTTAATGTACTTAGTATAGGCATATCGATTCATGTCAAGAAGTTGATCTATGGTTGGTGCATTTTTTTGAGAACTTACTAATGGATATGCTTTGAGTAAATTAAATCCTCCTTGCTTCCATCGAGCTGTTTTAGACACACATTCTGAATAAAGTTCATATAGTCTTTCAGCTTCGTCTAAAGTTTTTACTGGACCAATACTATTATGCCAGCGTATACTATCATTGTTTGGCCAACTGAATCCATATTTTTCTGCATTAATTTGAAATTCGCTTTCCCAAGGTTGCGGTTTTGCATTGTTAGGATTAGTAACACCTAACGGAAAAGGCACAACTTGGTCTACTGTATTACTTTCATCTAAAATCCACTCCATAGTTCGATCATGTGATTCGTATGTTTCATACGGTAATCCAGTTATTAATCCAACACCAATTTTTATTCGATTTCCCCAGTGAGTGTTTTTTAAATCTAACAACATTTGTTTTGCAATGTCAGGATCCATGCCCTTTCCAATTAAGCTACTGGCCTTTTTATCAAAACTTTCTATGCCAAAAAACGCACCTATTAGTCCCATCTCTTTTAATAACGGTATTTGTTCTCGATGTGCATTTAGTAAATCTAATCTTAAATAAGAACTAAACTTTATATCAAAAGGTAGATTAGTAAACACCTTATGTAATAATTCTATTTTATATGTACTATCATTAAATGTATCGTCACTTAATATGTAATTAGTAAATCCAAAATTTTCATAATTATACAATAATTCTTCTTCTAATACTTTTGGATCTTTTATGTAGTCTAACTTTTTCTTACCATTAAGTGCAAATGCACAAAATTTACACTTAAAAATACATCCTCGTCCAACTTCTAATGTCGGAGTTTCTGACGGCATGAGAAAATCATTTTTTTGGTATATTGTATTGCTGTTAGTAAAATTAAAGGATCCGTGTATATTGTTATATACGTCAATATTATAGTAAGTTTTAGAAGGCACAATTATTTCATTTTGTATGTAAGGAACAAAGTCATTTTCACTGAACCCTTCAAAAATTGCATCTATTAAATTGTTAAATTCTTCTTTTAAAAATATTCTACAACTGGGTCCGCCGGCAATAAGTTTTGTATTAGGGTATTTTTGTTTTACAACACTACAAATGTATTTTGCCTTTTTTAAAACATGCTGCTTTTCAATAGGATCATAGTTTTCCCAAAACATTGTATTGAACCCAACAACTGATGTTTGATCATTACAAAACTTATCTATCATTGTGTCTAATTCAGTGTTACTAAATCTATTAAAGTAATGAACAACTTGAGTATCTATATTATTATTTCGAAATTCTGTAGCAGCACGATGTATGCCAAAGTTTTTAGAGGCATAATATGATTTTTGTCTCGGAACTGCTGCTAACAATAATGCGTTATATTTCACTTAATATCTCCGCTATTTTATCTATAGGTTCTGAAACTTGTAATAATTTTAAATGGTACGTAATTCTTGGAGCAGTAACTACAGTAACACTATGAGGTTGGCTAATGTTTAAAATTGTAGGTTGCTCAATTGTTACAGCACTATGCATCTGTACTTGTTGTTCGATATTTGTATTTCCTATATACAAATTGTATCTTTCGTGTATATCCATACTGTTAGGACCGTTGTCTTTAGAGTGCAAATTATAAAACTTAGTAACGCCACTACCTTTAATAGGTATAATTAAACTATATATTTCCCCATGAATAGATTTATCCATAATAGAATCATCTTTGTCTATATGAATTGGCAAGTTAGATTTTTTGCTTCTTTGAACTGTATAACAACTTCTACTAATTTCACAATTTAATTTATTTTTTAGTTTATCTATAAAATTATGTATTGGAGTGAAATGTTCATTGTCATTAGTCCAACACATATAAACACTATCGTCTATGTTAAAGGTAGAATCTTCAGAAATATATTCTGCACAATCATAGAAAAAACCTATATCACTTTTAAATTTTATAGATCTGAAGAAGTCCATTCTTTATCCCATTCTTCGTATTGATTCATCCATTTCCCCATTGTGCGTACTCTATCATGCACAACAATGCCACTATCATCGTATTTGTTTGAAAGTAACTCTAACATTTCTGTTGCTTCTTGTTGTACATAATCTATGTTATTAGGCAACAAGTTTTCCCAAGCATCTCTAAAAACATAATTTTTTTCAACATTACAATTCAATTGGAAAAGTAGTTGGTTGGAAACTTCCCAATGTCTATGTCCAGCATGTGGTCCTGGAGTAAATGTAGTTGTTACTAACGGCTTATGACTAATACAATAACTTTTAGTTAAGTCATCGTTGCTGTTAATATTTATAACCAACCATTCACAAAAATTTTTAAATGAAGCGCACGGATAAGCTATCATTTCTGATATTCCAAAAACTATTGCATCTGCTTCTTCTAATGCTGCTACCATATCCTTAACACCTTGGGGACTTGCGCCGTCGGGTTTATTTGTTTTTACTAAGGGTATATCAAAATCTGCTAAAGTATAGGTTTTATAAAAAGGAATAATTTTTCCTAATAAAGACATTCCTCTATTTTGCATACTGTTATCAGCATAACTAAACGACAACCCTACAATTTTATGCATTACTGTTCTCCATTAAAGAACTTAAATCTAATCGAGCAATGTCTTCTTTTCTACGCCGTATCTTAAAACGCTTATCAGTACTCTTAGCAATAAAAAAACAATCACTGGGCTCTAAGTTATACCTTTCACACAACTGCTGCTGTACGGGCTTGTATGCGCTTGCTACAGTGTCTATATCATAGTTTTCTACAATAGCAATTGCTGTTTCTACACTTGTATAATTCCATGCTTCAACTTGTTTCATTACATGTAAACTTTTATGAGGGTGTTTTGTAAAAACTAACCCTGCACGTTGACCAACTAATCCCCAACCTTTTGAAAAACTAAACCAAATTTGTTCTGTTGTATTAGGTACTGATATTTGTTGTTTTAAAGTACTACCAATATATGCACAATCTAATATTATAGGATTAGAAATATCGTTAAGTTTAATAAAGTCACCAGTAGAACATTCTGGGTTACTTATATATAACAACTGTTCAGGATTAATATTATCTACACAATATCCGTCGCCGCCGATCATTTTGGCATATTCGTAATCGCCTTTTAAATATTGCCAAGTCCTTGTTTCCGTTGCTACCCATTGATTAATTGCATCAGTAACACCGTTAACAAAATAACAATACTTAAAATCACGTAAATCTATTATGTCACTTACCCATTTTCTATATAAAGTTTCTAAATAATCTAACCGAGCAGATGCTTCGCCACTGCCTCTTACAAAATTAATAACTTCGACAGACTTCAATAAGTGTTGTACGCTATTAATTTGTGGACATTGTACCCAAGGGTTCTTTATGATATTTCTTAATTCAGTTTCGTGCATATAGGGTATTTATGGTGTACTAAATATGTTTATGTCCAGCTCTGACTACATTGCTCAAAAATCAATACACACAAACGATATGTTTTGTTCACTTCCTTGGGAAGAAGTAGATATTAATCTTAGAGATCGAGCTATATCTTGGTGCTGTTATTCCAAATATGTTTCGTTTCCTAAAGATTTAACTTTGGACTTTTTTACTAATAACTCCGAACATCATGATCGAAAATTAGCCTTTTTAAATAAAGAAAAACACTCAGCTTGTAATGGATGTTGGATAGCTGAAACAAACTCAGGAACATCTAAACGCAAAGTAAAAAGTAATACAAGAATACATAATAAAATTAAAGCCAATCCTGAATTAGATTATTTAAGAGTTGTTGGTCTTACATTTGATAATACATGTACTCAAAGTTGTTTATATTGTAGTTCAACGTTTAGTAGTATTATTGCTGAAGAACGGGGAGAAGAAAAGTTTTTAAAACATAATAATAGCGATATTGATGTTCTTTTAGATTGGTTAGACATTGTAACTAAAGATAGATCTGAATATTTAGATTTGCGTATCTTAGGTGGTGAGCCTTTAGCAAGTGTAGAATTTTTTAAATTTTTGCATACATTAGAAGAAAAACTTGCAGATAGAAAGTTTAGAATACACATAGTTACTAACTGCGGCGCAAGTGACAAACTATTACATAAAATTGAAAAACTAATTAAAAACGATAAAACAAATTGGCTATGGTCATTTGGATTATCTAATGAGGCTATAGGTAGTGTGGCAGAAAATATTAGATTTCACCTTGACTGGGATGTCTTTGATAAGAATTTTAATTTTTTTATTAACCAAAAAGTAAGTTATATAATATTAGCAATGACTCCGAATGTGTTTAGTATTAAACACTTACCGTTATATATACAATATGTGTACGATCATTTAACTAAGGTCGATGTGCCATTTGGATTTATTAATAACTGGGTAACTACTCCCAAAGTTCTTAGTCCAGCAAATTTACCTGTTGAATTTAGAAAATATGTAGACGAAGCAATACAAATAGTATTAAATTCTAAAGGCGAACATGCAGAAGCATGTAAGAATAATGTATGTATTTGGCTTAAAAGTTTAAGGAGTCTTATAGGAACAGGATCTTATACATCAAGCGATATAGAAAAATTCTTAATAAAAGAAAACGACTACAAAAATAAAAAATTAGATGTTAGTCTTTTGCTTGATCAGATAAAACTGTAAATATACTTAATCCTATTTTTCGTTCGATGCCTTTAGCATTAAAATCTGTAGACGAATGCAATTGTAAACTATCAAAACATAAAACATTTTGTATTTTCCAATCTAACATACTTTTGATGCTTAATCCTTCCAACCATTTATCTTCTAAATGCGTAAGATATTCTTCCTTTTCAGTTTTTGATATACCATTGTTATTTGTATTTTCAACATTGGTATAGTTAGTAAGCGGTGGATTATAATGCACATTCCAAGTACTTGTATCTTGATTATTAAAAAATTTAGCAGGGCCTCCGTAATAATATTGATCATATATAACTAATTTTATATCATCACTATTGCCATATATTTTAAGCGGTATTGTAAATGCTTTATACGATTCTGGGTAATCAAATTCGTCATCATTGTGAATTACATGCGGACCAGTTACATCAAAGAAATGTGCATATCTTACATCAAAGTCACCTATTTGTAATTTTAGTCTGCTTATTATATTATCTAATAAGTTATCTTTTATTTTTAGTACACTTGGTCCTGTTGTTTTTTTAATAACATTGTCTTGATTATTAAAATAGTAATCTAATAGATCCTCAACCTCTTGCGATGTAAGGAAATTAGATAACGAAAACGGATCTGAATGATGTGATTTTAATAAGTTGATTTGACTTTTAGATCGCATATCAATAGTGTCTTAATTTGCTCATAAGTTTAAGTACATTAGGCCAAGTTTTTGGAACATTTAATACTAAGTGATAACTATCGTCTGCCCAAGCATGTGTTCTATGTACTTTACGGGTGTCTACATAATATGCAGTATTAGGAATAATTACTCTTCTTTCGTCTCCTAAGTACCATTCATATGCATCAAAATCTGTTGCAGGCCCAAGAAATACAATAACTCTAAAACAGTCTCTTGTAAGTTGCGGAGCATCTCGATGTGGTGGGAACCAGCCGCCCTTGTTACTTTTAACAATCATTGTGCGTCCTAATCCACCCCAATAATCTAAGACTTCGTGTAGAGAAGTTAGTCCAACATATGCATCAGTAGGAAATGTAAAATCTGTTTCTTCTAAGTGTCTGCCAGCACGAGCAATAGCTTCGGGTCTACTTAAACTATCGTTTGACTTATCGCCCTCTAAGCCAACTAACATTAATCCGTCTCTGTCATTAGTAATACCTTCTCTACGCAAGTAAGGCACAAATTCAAAATTTTTGATTTCTTTTGTAAACTTTTCGTAATTAAAGTTAAAACACAACTGCTCAAAATTACCCAAGGCTTGAAGTTGCAGTTCGCATTTTATATCTTCAGGAGTTGGTTCATATCTTTCAGGAGTAGTTAACCACGTATCGTAATAACTTGCTTGATGTAATCTGTTTGCCTTAGGCATCAAGTTTAAAGGATTACCGTCTTTATCATGTGTTTTTGAATCCATTTTTGCTTCCTTTATAAGTAATTATGCATAACGGTTTAGTTATAATACATATTTGAATAAATAATAGTATAAGGAGTATTCATTATGGAATTAAACTTTCGCAACGAGATTAAAAAATCAGTAATCAAAAGCCAACATACACAACGAAATTGGGATCTTAGTAAAAGTATTCCAGAAGAAGATATTGATGTTTTAGTACACGCTGTTACTAACTGCCCGAGCAAACAAAACTTTGCGTTTTACAAAGCTCACTTTATTACAGACAGAAATATTATAGAACAAGTACATGCTAATTCATTAGGATTAGGATATGCTGATCCTGACACAGGAGACAGAGTAGAATGTACAAATCCACAAACACTTGCAAATTTACTTGTTGCATTTGAAGCAAATGATATGTCTGCACAATATAACAAAAAGTTTAGAAATAATGACGAATCAGATAACAATATGTTAAGACGTGATAGAGAAATGGCTGTGGGTATTGCAGCTGGCTACTTAAATGTTATTGCTACAATGTTAGGTTATCAAACAGGATGTTGTGCATGTTACGATAAATCAAAAGTTGAAGAAATTTTAGGGTTTGATAATCCAAGTATACTTTTAATGGGTATCGGATTTAAAGATAGCACAAGACAAAGACGTGAACATCATACAGAAAATGTAAAGATTGAAAGACGTATAAAAGAAGAAATTCCGGTAGTATTTAAGAAATAATTTTAGTCTTAGGTATTTTACTATCTGCACTACTTACACAGGATTTAGTTATACATGGCATAGGTTTGTCAAATAACTTAAATCCTGTTTCTATGTTACCAAGAGGCGTATCATGACAGCTATAACTACGCTTTACTGAACCGTCCGGTTCACGTATAATAATTCCTTGATATCCTGCATTACATCGCCATCCTTCGAACTTATTAAAATTAAATGCATTAAATCTTTCTGCTTGATCCATGAACCATTTTTTACCTGTTGAGTCTTTAAACTCTACTTGAAAATGCCAAGGCACACTTGCATCAAGTTTCCCGTCTGCTCCTTGTGGAATTTGAAAGGCAGGTTTTGGTCTACCTTCCCACTTACGCTTGCTTTCTGTATATGCACGTTGCGGCATACCGTTATGTAAACGTTTTAGGTCTTCCGGTTTGTATCCGTCAACAACTTTAGAAGCAGTAGGGTCTGATTGTGGTTTAAGAGTAACGTTGATACCTTGTTCGTGAAAGAAGAGTGCATTCTCCCAATCACGTTCAAACCAGTCTGGCACCATGACCATATTAATTGTAACTTGTACATCATGTTCTTGACACAGGATTAGTTTATCTGCAAAGTCCTGCATCTTCTCCTTTGTGTTTAAGTGTTCTGTGTGCAGGCTTGCTGTAATGCTTGCTCTATGAAATGGCTTAACTGCTTCTACATACTGTTCAAACCAACGCATGTTGCGACTACAGTTTGATGTCATGTGTACACTTGTATAGTTAGTATTATCTACATCGTCGGCAAGATGTTTTAGTATGTCCAAGTATCCAGGATGGAAAGTAGGCTCTCCTCCTGACAAGGAGAAGTGGAAAGAATTGAAGCCGTTGTCTCGGGCTTGACGTTTGATTTCATCCACAGTAAGCAAGCAGAGCTCGGTAGGACGATGGTCTTTACGGTCGCTTCGGGCATATGGCCAGCAGTAGGAACACTTGTAGTTGCAGAAACGTCCAAGTAACCATGATACAGTAAATATATCACGATACAGCAGAGTGCGTTGCCCCACAGAGACAATGTCGTTAAAAGGTATTTTAGTAAAGTCATAATTTGACCATTTTAAATCTTCGCTCATATTAATATATTACATTCTTTGTTTGCAAAAGTCAACTACTTTATTACTAATTGTTTACTGGCAAGCCATAAGCCTTTACACTTACAATATCCAGTTGTACAACGAACCCAAGGTTGTGCAGGAATAACTGATAATTTAGATTTAAATAAATCAATTTTTTTAATTAGTGGTCCAATTTTATTACCACAAGATATATATAAATAACCGTCTGAATTTATCATCATAAATTGTGACGGTGCATTACAATCATATCCAGTCCAATCTCCCCTCATTAAACTTCTACGCATTTCATCAAACTTAATTGGTCTCTTTGAATCTTTTGTTTCAAATGTTACTTTACGTTGTAACTGTGTATTACTATTAAGATCTCGATGATTCGATGTAAAACTATCACACGCCTTAAAAAACTCTTTATCAGTGTGTAGATCATTATCGTCCCAGGTTTCGTGTAATTCTTGTATTATATGAAATCCTGTTTGTAGATTATTTTTATGAAATAATTCTAAAAATTCTAATACTTTCTTTTTATTTTGAAGATCGGCTGCAACATTTAGATTGTAATCTACTTTGTGTTCTTCACAAAGTTTTGCAAGTTTTATTAAATGATTAGGATCTGCGGTACCAACATGTACACTTATTGATATTGCATGAAGATTTGGTAAATTTTTCTCCCACCATCTAATTGTTCGAGATCCGTTTGTTTGCAATCCGCTATACCCATTAGGTATTTCATCAGCAACAAACTTTAGGTAATCAGACATATGGGGGAACATAGAAGGCTCGCCGCCGCTATAATGAAAATAAAAATTTTCTATTTTTGGGTTATGTTTTTTAACCCATTTGCAATATTGTTTAATATTATGCTTGAATATATCTGTAGGTGGCGGAAGTTTCATTGTTCCGGCATGTGCTCCAGGCCAGCAATAATGGCACGAGTAATTACAATAATCTGATACTGTAGTAGCAAAGTTAAAAGTTGTTGATTCTTGGAGTACTTTAGTTATTGCACTACCTTCATACATCATTGGTAGATTGTCAGTCATCAAATAAATCCTTGTATTTTGGCGCAATTGATAATATATCTTGCTTACGAGTATCGTCAAGATATTTAGTAAATTTTATAAACTGCGGTATTTGATCACTCATGTCTGCACTATTAGAGAATTTTAAAATACTTGCTAATATATCAGCAAATTTTTCTTTTTGTAAAGGTGTAATTTCGTTATCGCCATTAACACGCTCAATCCATTCGTTATAATATTCTTGTAATTTTATTTTAAGCTCAGGTGTCAAAATTTTAATGTTTGCTCTTTTTGGTCCGTGAGCAACATGATGTGTAATAATAGGACGCTTCTTAGTGCTGTTAATTGCTTTAAATCCGCTTTCTTTTAATTTCCACCACATAAATTCTGGTGTATGCCATACGTTGTATGCTGTAACTGTAAATGCTATCCAAGCAATAATATTTTTATTGTTATATGCATAGTCATCAAGTTTTTTTAAATTACGATATGCACTTTTCCATTTTAGTGGCCAACGTTGATATTCAACAACATCACCCATTCCGTCTATACTTGCACCAACTCTTACTTGTTTAAAATATGTCCACATTTTTAATACTCGATCAGGCAAAGTTGTCATATTTGTATTATATTCAATAATAATGTTTTTTGCATAACCGCTGTCTATACACTTTTGTAAAAACTCGTAATGACGTTCAATCATCATTGGCTCGCCGCCAGCCATATATACATGATCAATATTTGAAATATTTTTTTCTATTTGTTCCCAAAAACTTTCGCTGTTGTGCCAATCATAATCGTTGGTATATAATCTTCCTTTTTCATTTTTCTTTAACGTAACTCTACCATGAGTGTCATCGTATCCGTCGCCGCCATGATAATCTATCCACTGTTCATACCAGGTATGACTGTCAGTTGGGCCACACATACGACATGCAAGGTTGCACATATTACCAAAGCGTAAATCATAATAACTTATTGGAGGTTGAGATATAGATCCGTCTAACTCAGTTATAGATGCTGCTTCGTCTAAATCAAATTTCCAATTTTCTAATTCGTACTGTCTTCGACTGTTTAACCCACTTGCTTCTTCGTTCATACACCGAGTACACTCTTCACTCCATACTCCGTCAAGCATATTTTTCCGTATTTCTTTCATAAGAGTTGCATTACGTGCTTTTGACATATCATCTCTTCCGGCATTATACGGTTTGCCGTCATCGTGTCTGACAACACCTTGATTTTTAGTTACGTTTGCTTGACAACATACTCTAATATCGCCGTTATTACGTACTGCTTGAAATATCCAGGGAATAGGACAAAAGGTGTTAGACATCCTTAAATATATCCTTCATTTCAGGAAAAGTTTCTGCAAAAGTTATGCCGCGTTGTGTGTCACATAAATCTAAAAATTCTTTCATTTCAGGAAGTCGCACACTCCAGTCTTCACTTTCCATAAATTTAAGCATACCTTCTAATCTATCAATACCATAACTTGCACTACGCCATTTGTCGTAATCAACTTTGCCTTTGTGCCAGCTCGGTACACCCTTTTCCCAATTAGCTTCCCACCACGGATAAAATTCTTCATACTTCTTGCGGCATTCTTCTTTAAACCATTTAGGTAAAACTTTTACATTTAAATGCGGTGGATGATATACAAAGTGATAGTTAATACCGCCAGCACCAAAAGGCCACATATTAATCTTTTTAAATCCTTCGTTAAGTTTCCATTTTATAAAGTCGGGCAAATAATATATATTAAGAGCTTGCACTGCACATGCAACTGTAACTTCTACGTTATTACTTGTTTCGTTATCTAATATATGAAAGACTTCACTTGTTCTACTCCATACACTCGGATAACGTATATAGTCATTCATTTCGTGTATGCTGTCTACACTATAATGGAAACGTACTAATTTAAATTCTTTCCATAGGTCAAATAAATCCTCACGCCATTCAACTCCGTTTGAATTATAACGTAGTTCTAAGTCTTTAGCGTAGCCCATTTTGATTGCGTGTTCAAGTATTTCATAGTGTTCTTCAATAATAAGACTTTCGCCGCCTGCAAAATAAATTTGTTGCATACTTGGCATTTGTTCATAAAACTGTTTCCAGAAAGTAGGATTTTGTTTATGCCAGTTATAACTACTACCGTTATAACTTCCTTTATCTTGCCATTGCATTGTTTCTTTAAGACTGGCGTTTTCTACAGCAGGAAAAATTGCTTTATAATCTTTAATCCAACCTGAACTATCATGTGGACTACACATCACACAAGCTAACTGACACTTTGTGCCAAACCGTAAATCAATGTACGCAAGTTGAGGAGGAACTGAGCCATCTTCTTTTGTGTCAGCAATAATTTTATCAACATCAACTCTTTGACTCCAATAATGTGTTTCCCACATACGCTTTGAATTGTGACCAGCTGCTTCTTCTTTGTAGCACTTAATACAACTTGGAGGTTGTTCTCCGTTAAGCATCTGCTTACGTACATTCTTCATATATGTACTATTCCATGCTGTTTCAAAATCACTAACATTTAAATTATTAGGCTTACCGTCTTCAGTTTTAAGGATGCCAACTTGGCCGCCGTGCTCTTTGTCATTGGTTGCGCCAACACTACTTGCATTAGCTGTGCAACATACTCGCATACTGCCGTCCGGTCTTGTACTTAAATGTACCCAGGGTAGTAAGCAAAATGTATCTGACGGCGATTTGTAAGTCATTTATTGTTCCTCTTTTTCTTTATTAATAGATGTTAGCTTCTTATCTAAAGTTCTTGACTTTTCTCCACAAAATTTGCTACATCGTACAATTCTTGGATTATGTTTATGCTCTGTAGTGTTATTAAAACTATCAGGCAAATCTGTTGTGAAGAAATCGTGTCCTAAAATATTACTAAGTGTTCTATGATTTATATTATTCCATTTGTCATTGTATCTATCCTCGTAGACACTTAACCGTTCGTAGTTTTGGTTATTATAATTATAATCATATGCATTATTTGACACATGTTCGTAGTCTGGCAGATTTAAGTTATAATGATAAAAATTACTAAAGTAACAACATTGCCAAACTCTGCCTGTATAGTCTATACTAATTTGTTGTTTCTTTTTCCATTCGCACTCAATAGAAGTTTCATTTACATAATCGTCAATCTTCTTTTTATACCACGGCTTAGGAACATCATTTACAACACTATGTTCTTTTTCTTTTACTAAGTCTGTATACATCTGAGACTTTGATATTTGTTTATCACTTATGTTTTTCTTTTTTTGTTTTACATTTGTAATTGTTTTTGGATTATGGCGTAGCCTTGATCTTCTAATTCGAAATTGTGTAAATCCTATTTCGTTAGCCATTTGCTTTGCTTCGTCGAGTTGATGTTCATTGTGCGCAAAACTTATAAAGCTCCAACGTGTTCGTATACCTTTATCAATTAAAATTTTTGCATGTCGTAACACTGTATCAAAGTCAACACCTCGACGATACATTTGGTGCGTTTCGTTGTCGGTGCCGTCTAATGCAAATATAACTAAACTACCTTTATCAAAATATTTTAAGATGTAGTCACCAAACTTGTGCCACCATTCGTCGTCTCTTGCTCCGCCATTTGTTTCAGCAAGTAATCTTATTTTATCTGTTAACTCATTTTTATTTCTATTTTTTATGTGCGGCTGTATTTTATTAGAAATACATTTCATTATATCTAATGCATTAGGATGTAAGGTAAAGTCACCATAAGTTCCAGTAAAATTTACGTATCGTGCAGTTTCTGATATAGATTTATCAAAAATATTTTCTATAGCCGAAATACTAATATTGCCTTTACTTCCAATATCAACATACGGATTAATAGTGTCCGTACCTTTGACAAATCGTCCACAGTCTAAACATCTGCTGTTACAGTTAGAAGATATTTCGATATGAATACCAAGACTATTATCAGACATATGTTACGCCCTTAATATGATTAGACATTAAGTTGTTAAACATATTTTTATCTATACTCTTTGTAGCACACAATCCGCAACCACACTTTTTATTTGGACATTGAATAGTTTCCATTTTACCTGTGTTTATCATAGTTTCAACTTTGTCAGTAAAAGTTGTCCACTCACTTATTTTACCAACTGCTCCTCTACCTTTGCCGTATTGTGCTTGACAGGTTTGATGATGAAATATTTGATCTGTTTGACTTTCAAGATGTAAAAAGAACCAATTTACACCGCAGTACCATTCTGGAAATCTTGTATCGGTAACATATGTAAGATTTTGTGTAGATCCACACATTGACCCGCAGGATAATTCGTGTTTACTACAACAATGCCTGCCGTGAATAACATTAGTTTTAGTTTCATCTTTTCGTAATTCGTTAAATGTTTTTTCAACATCTTTTTTCATTTTTCGATGTATGACATTTTCTTTTTTAACTTCTTGCGGCTTTGATTCAACTTTTTCTACTTTTATTTCAGTTTTAGTTTTATTTTTCCTTTGCCAATAATTTGTAAGAAATTCACTTTGCTCTGGACTATATTTTAAACCATTAATTACTCTCGGAACATACTTAACTTTATGCTCGTCCATTACATCGATTAAATCTAAACATTCTTGCCAATAATTATCATACGGATGCATCATAAGATTTACTTTAAAACTTTTCATACTCTTATGTAAAATAAGGATATTTTCTCTTACTTTTTCTTTAAGTTTTTCTTTACTATCACAATGATAACTAAGAGTGATTCCTCTAAAATTATCTACCAAATGTTGAATATTTTTTTGAGGGAAACTGCCGTTTGTAGTTAAGATAGTTTTAACTTCGTATTCAAAGTCTTTAAATTGATCGTTTAGATATGTTGCTAATCGTAAAAAATTAGGATTAACTGTAGGTTCTCCACCTGTTAAACTAAGTGTAGCAACTTGATTATTCCTATGCGGCATCATTACTGTTAAATATTTCTTAATAAAGTCAACACCTTTAACAAGCTCGTCGAAGTCTGGAAACTTGCTCACTAAGTCATGTCTGTCATCGCCGCAATAGCCGCAGTCAAAATTACATCGTTTGCCGGTGTCCCATGTTATGATAAATTCATTTGTTTTACTGGGATTAATACTATTGTATGTTTCATTCATAATATTTGCTATATCTTTCATGTAAATCTGGTAAATTAGTTTTTCTAATTTTATCTAAATTTTTACTGTATACAATTAGTGTTTCTTTGGCTTTTTCTTTATCAAAATTTCTATTTTCATCAAAATTGAATATAATGTTTTCTACACGATCAAACCAGGACCTACGTCCATAATCTTTAAGGAATCTGTCAAGCTCTTGTCTAAGAAATTCTCTATCTTCTGTAGTACACATTGCTGTTGATAAATGATTTTGTTCAATTGGACTAAAAAATGTATGCATTGACCATATCGAAGTTTCTACAGGATGTTCATCTTCCCATTTAGCACACCATTCCATTATATCATAAATCCTAAAAACATTATAAAATTGTATAACAAAACTAAAACCGAGAGCTAATTCATTTTGTGTATAACCCCGCTCAGACAACGAAGTTATATTTTTCATAATTTTGTCCCAGTTGCCGTTTGATCTACAATATTCAAATACATCATCAACACCGTCAAGACTTACTCGCATCAATATACGTCTAAATTTTCCAATTAAGTCATAGAATCTTTTTGGAAAGTTAGTTGCATTAGTTGTAAAACTTATATCAACTTCCTTCCTGTGTGGCAACTGTGCCATTTTTTCTAATCCTATGTACACATCTTCTTGCATTAACGGTTCTCCGCCTAAGATTTTAAATCTATACACGTTGTCTAATTTAAGCTCGTCTATAAACTCGTTAGGCAGTTTGTTATTAATATATAAATGACTTACTCCGTTACCGTATCCCATTGGACGATACAGATCTTGATTTTTATTAATTTCTTTAGCAATTTCCGAACTACTTCCTTGATGACACATTCTGCATTTTAAATTACAAAGATTACTACCTCTGTAATCTAATGCCATCGGATGGCCGTGTTGGTTCCCGTTTTTAAAGTTAAACTCTACTTTTTCCTTTGTCCTAAATTCTATTTTTTCAAGTAAATTTCTATAATGTTCTCTCGCATTGAACCCGCCAGCTTCTTCAACAGATACACATCGAGTACATATTTCTGCAGGTTCGTTGTTAAGCATTTTCTTTCTTATATTTCGTAACCATTTACTTTTACTATATTCTTCATAATGGCTAAAGTTACCTAAAGATCCCAAACGACCTTCACAACAAGGCATTATTTTATTATAATCCTTATTACCCTTATAATATAAATTAAAAAAAGGTGCTGTACAAAATACCTTTTTAGACTGTTGGTTTTGGTTTTCCGTCAAAGTGGGCTCCTGGTCTTCCTGTTTTGTCACCGTGTGTAACATTGTTTGGATCGTATCTATCAAAATATCGTTGTAGCATAGGCTCTATAGTAAGAGAACTTGTATTCCTTATTTTATCCAATGCTAACTCTGCTCGCACATAATCATTTGCATATCTTTTTCGACGCTCGTCAGTTTGTGTCTTATCTAATTCACTATGTAACAGATCAAACCATTGTTGTTCTTGTTTACACATATTAAATTCTGTTATACATTCTTTTACTTGCTGTCTTATGTAATCTTTATGATCTTCATCTAACCAACTTACACTTAGATACCAAGGATCAACAATAGGATTAAAAGTAACACCGTTATGTTGTTTTGTATATTTTCTGTATCCTTCTAAAAACCATTCTACATTACGCTTTACTTGAAATGCGCTAACAGGCTGGAAGACATGCATTATGCCAGCCCATTTTAAATTAGGTAATGTAAAGATTTTATCAAATACTTTTTGTTTTCGATCCCATCTGGTTCCGTCACGTAAAAATTCATCTGTTTCTTTTACGCCATCTACACTAATATTGAAACTAACTTCTTTAAACTGTGCCAGTAGATCGTATATTCTGCTTGGAAGGCTGGTACAGTTTGTAATTTGATGAAGACGTACATTCTTTGCTTCGCCACTATCAACAAGTTTTTTCATAATATTATAAACTCTTGGATCAACTAACGTTTCTCCTCCGCTCATTTTTAAACGAAATACATTTGAAAAGTCTAAATTACTAACAACATCAAACTTAGGATCTGAGTAATCAATCTGTTTTGCTTTACGCATAGCATTAGGGCTTTGTGTTACCATGTCCCAATGGCTCCATCCTTGTATTTCTGGATTAGCAAGTACTTCTTGTTCAATCTTATCGGACCAAAGACTATTACAGCTACGACATTTTAAATTACACATTTTACTTGGTCGTAAATCAATATCGACTGGCTTCTGGAATTCAAGGGTACCATGAGTTATGTCCCAATTTATTTCTGTAAATCCTGCTTTTAATTCTAATTCATAGCGTTTTATAAAATCTAATCTATCACTCTTATGATATATACCTTCTTTTTCCCAACGACCGCACCACCACTCACACGATTCTGGCATTTTGCCATCAAGAAAATCTTGGCGAATACTTTGCATAGTTTCACCAGTCCAAAATTCTTCGTGTTGTTCTTTAAGACTTTGTTCAGTATCCCAACGACCAACAATATGACTCATACAGCAAAGTTTATATCCTCTATTATTTGAATTTATATATGTATGCATAAAGGGAGCAGGACAAAACTTTTTATTTGGTACTAAACTTTCTAAACGCTCTGCTTCTTTTTTATCTATTTTAGCCATTTAACAATCTCGCTATCTAATACAGCAAAAGTTTGTTTCCGCTGTTTGTCTAATGTCGTAGTAGTGTATTTAATTTTTTCTCGATAAAGATTTTTATCGTCTGAATTTAGTTTTTTTGCATTAACTACATACTTTTCAAATTCTTTATATTGTCTACAATCAGTATGCTGCCATAACTCTAAACCCTTATCTAAAATGTTATTAGGTAACCACTTGGCCGACATTTCACTATCTTTTGGGCGCAGATTTAAATTAAAATCTATACGTGGTATATAATTTTTATTAATTAACCACGGAAATTGTTCAGTATAAGATTTCAAATGTGTATATAGCTCTGGACAATTCAACCAATTGTACATTGTAACAACTGTACTTGTTCGAATTCGAAAGTATTTGTTTTTATACATTTCGTTTTCATCAGCAAAATTTAAAAACTCTAAGAATCTATCATTCCATTTATTCCATGTAAAAGGATATCTAACATAGTCATACACATGACTGGTTCCGTCAACACTTACATTCATGTCAACGCCCTTAAAATGTTTAAGACGTTGTAAAACTGCCTTTACAAACTTAGTGCCATTTGTAGTTATTAGCAATCTAATATTTTTTGCATAATCATTTTCAATTGCATGATCTAATACTTCTAAAAAATCCTTGCTAATAAAAGGTTCGCCGCCGGTTACTTTTAAAACTTCTATACCCGGTAATAATTCTATTACATAGTCTTTACGATTTGCACTAATCTGTGTTTGATCTTTTTGTTTATAATTAGTAAACCCTTTCCAGTGTTCTGGTAGTGGTTTATCCTCTTGCCTATACCATTCGATACTACTATATAACTGATTACTACTACTTGGATCACACATTCTACAAGCAAGATTACAAGTGTTATCAAAACGTAAGTCTAAATATTTTATTTTTTCGTCTGCATTCGGATCTACAAATTCTTTAAACTTATCAACTGTGTATGTATGTCGAAAACTTAATCCATTATTGCGCTCTCTTGAATAGCAAACTTCACATGCAGGATGTTCTTTTTCCTGCTGCATAAACTGGCGGATTTCGTCCATACTGTTGCTTTCAAACGCTTGTTTGATACTGTTGTTGTCGTCTTTAAAATCAAAATAACTTTCACTATTACAGCATGGTCGATAACCTCCGCCGACACTACCATTCACATGTATCCAAGGTAAAATACAAAAAGTTTTACTATCTGTTGGTTGCTTCATTAAGTCTATCCATTAGTTTGTTAATTTGTTGTAAGTCATGATTACGTTTTTTATTTAAAACACTAACATAGTTAGTTAGCAGACTACACTGGTCCTTGTCAAAAATGTTCATATGCTTAGTTAAATAGTTTGTAACATTCTTAATATCTACCTTTTCTAAAATTTCTTTCTTCATTTCTGTTGGCAGAATTTTAATATTTAAATATTCTGGCATTTGTAGTATATCAAACGTAGTTTTCCATTTAAACTTTTTTTGCCATTCTAAATAATTATGTAAATCAAATGCATTTAGAGCATGAACTACAAAATGACTTTTTATAGTGATATTGTTATTATTGCTCCACCACTGTTTCCACCAATTAATATTAGATTCTAATTTTTTCCAGTTTGTTCCATAACGCACATACTCGGCAATTTCACCATGGCCGTCTAAACTTATATCTAAGTTTACATATTTTAGTTGTTGCAATATTTCTTGCCACTCATTGTTTGGCAAAATGCTACCATTTGTAACAAGTTCTAATTCGATATTTTTTAAATTACATTTTTTTAAAAACTCTAAGTTTCTCGGCTCCATAAATGGTTCGCCGCCTAATATTTTTATTCTATCTATATTAGAAAAGTCATTAAACTTACTATCTGTGTATACAACTTTTTGATCAGGTTTTGCTTTATTAGCGCCTATAGCATTTACATCATCAATATCCTGCCACCAAGTTGTGCTATATGCTGCATCACAAGTTACACATCCAAAATTACAGGCATTGCTTAGTCCAATTTCGATAAATTTTAAAGTAGGTTGTTTGTCAATATATTCTTTATATTGATTGTTTGACCGTTGCCTATAACTTTGTTTACCTAACGACTCTTCTGCGTGACACTTGTCGCATCCTTTTATTATTTCTCCGTTAAGCATTTTATTTCTAAGTAAATTTATCTTATCTCCATTGAAATAATCTAACGGACTAACTTGATCGTTATAACTTTGGTCAGAAAATCTACAGCAAGGCTTATTTCTGCCGCCTACGTTTGTACAACTATGAACAAAAGGAAGGACACAATAGTTAGAGTTCATCTATTTTATATCCAAACACTGATTCAAAATTTGTATTTTTAATTTTATCCATTTTATTAGTATAGTATTGGAAACTTTTTAGTAAAGTAGATTTATACTTTGAGTTACTATACTCCTTTTCAAGTGATTTAATCATTCTATGAGCGCTAACGTATTTTATATCACTTTTATAACAATCAATTGCTGCTTTAGCCCTATCAATTTCATCAATAACTCTTTGATTGTTAGAATCAAATACGTGCGGACTTAAATAGTCAGGATATTGTATAATACTATGATGTAATTTGTCAACTGGAAGTTCTAACATACTTACAATTACATCCTCAAGATCTAAAATTTGATGAACTCCGATTGTATTTGTAACCTCTAATTGTGTATTCCTTCTGGTTTTGTTAAACTGTTTTATATTGTCTTCTACTTTTTCCCAGCTACCGCCTCTAAAATAATCGTATAAGTTTTTTCCAGCATCTAAACTTATTCGCACATTTGCACGTTTAAATTTATTAAGTTTTTTAGCAAGATCTTTATAATTAATGTCAACATTAAAGTTAGAAGTAATACTAATAGTCATACGTTTTATATTAGGATGGTCTTTTATTAAATCTAAAAATAGCCAAAATTGTTTTTGATACAATGGCTCGCCGCCGGCAATATCAAATCTTTCAACATTTGGAAAGTTTTTATTTAAGTCTTCTACAAAGTCTCTTACTTGCTTACTTGTCCAATTTGTATTTTTACTCGGATTAACCCATCCTCTAATATTATGAGCAACGTCATCTTTTTGTAAGGGATTATTTTTTATAAGTGATGCCCATTGACTGCTGTAATCAGGACCACAATGCAAACAGCATAAGTTACAAGTATTACTGAATCTAAGCTCTATAAATTTTAATTCTCTATAACGCACTTTGCCGTTTGCATTAATTTTAGTGTTAGGATTAAATTCAGAGTTGATGTTTTGACGCATACTTGTGATATTTCGTTGTTCTCTTTCCATACAGGTATCACAATGCGATGTATCCCATTCACCATCTTGTAAAGTTTTCCTAAGATTTCTAAATCCTTCGTTATTTAAAAAATCACTTGGTTTTACAGAGTCACTAATTTTAGCCAAAGATCCATGACCTCTGGGACACGCAGTTATTCTATCATTGGGCTTGTAATTAATTGCATTTTTTGCAAAGAAGCATTTAATCGGAGGCATTTACTCTCTCCTTAACTTTGTCTGTTAATATATCAGCAAAGTTTCTATGTGCTTCCTCTAACGGATGATACTGTGGGCCTATTGGATATTCGTTATCTTTTGCCCATTCAGCAAACGACCATGTTTTATCAAATAACCAGTTACTACTATCAATGAGATTTACTCGTTGTTGAGTGTAGTTTTCTACTGTTTTATTACGACTTATAAAATTATCAACTTGTTTGAGTGTCATTGAAGAATTACAATTAGTCATTATAAACGGTATATTTCCTGCACGACAAACAGTTTGAACTATCATTATATTTCTAATATAACTATCAATTGCTCCTTTTTGGTCAAATATATTAAGCCACCATTTTTGCGTAGCACTTAACTGAGAAAGAGATCGACGCCAGTGTAGTTGCTTTTTTGTCGGCTTAGCTTTGGCAGGTAAAAAAATATCAGGCGATCTTACTTGTCTAAATCCGTCTTGTTCTTCCCACATATTTTCCTCAGGAGCATACTGCTCTGATCTTGTAATAGGAGCCCACATAATAAACACCAAGTCAGGTTTTACTTTATGACCGTTCATAAACTCTAAAAATTTTCTGGCTATCCTGTCATTACTTGCTCCGCCCCAAGCATCATTTACTACAGACATTTTTAATTTTTGTTGCATCAAAAAAGAATATCGACTTTTCAGAGGATTATTTAATTCAATTCCGTATGTATAACTATCGCCGCCTACGTATATCATTTTATTTTATCCTCTTATGTATTTTGTTACTTGTATCTGCTACATAGGTATAAGTTCCGTCTTGGTGCATATTTGCTGTACATCGTTTTTTACACAATACGCTGGTGTTTCCACTTTCCCATCCTTCATTGTTTACATATGTAGAAAAATAGTCATGATCTAATATTTCTTCTAATGAATGGTGCTCTAAACTATTCCAATTAGGATCATCTTTTTGTAATTTAAAAAAATAGTCGTCTCCGTCAAGAGCACCTTTTTTTTGCAATCCGGCTTCGATCTTTGTTATTACATTTACAAATTTACAACACGGCCACACTCTACCGTCGACAGTTATATCGTATTCACTTCGAGTGCCATCATGAAACATACACATAATTTTTTGCTGTTTAGCCATTAGCCAATTCCTCCATTACTTTACGTTTGTGAATTGGATTAATTAATCCAAACGGCCTGTTGTTTATTTTAAATAGTATTTCAATCCCTATATCTTTAGCTATTTGTTTAGCTTTTTTTACCTGTTTCCAGTTCCACTCAAAAATTAAATAATGCCAATCACCGTTACCACCGTTTTCAATCCATGCTTTCATATTATCCATTGCTCGATAATAGTCAACACCTTCTCTATATTTCCAATTTGTCTCATGGTCAGTGCCGTCTATTGCCCATTTAATATGAATACGACTTCCATATTTTTGCGCTGTCTTTGCATACCATTCTGGTTGACGCAGACCACCGTTTGTCGAAAGTTCTACTCGAGGAACAACAGCAAGAGTAATATCTAAAATTTTATCTATATTAGGATGCATCATTGGATCACCTAATTCTCCGCAAAGAAGTAAATATCCCATTTTGTTCTTTTTAAAATAATCGCCAGATACTAAATTTTGTACTGCTTCTACGCTCATATGTGTAGGCGTAAGCCAATCTTCCGGCTCACCTGTTTCGCTATTAGTACGTAAGCAACTACGACATTTAGCTTGACAATATGTTGAGATTGAAAGTTGAAAACATTTATCAGACACGAAAGTGCTCCAATATTTTGTCAGCAGCAACTTGATGACCTTCTTCTAAAAAGTGTTTACCTGGGCCTATTGGTAATTTTAAATCATTCATACATTCCTGTAAAGAATAATCTGGTCGATGAAGCCATGTATCATTCCAGTCTACACTGTTGTACATTAAATGATCTGTCATTAATTCATCGACTTTTATGATATTATTCTGTACTCCAAAAAACATGCATAATTTTGTGTCAGTATATTTACACATCTTTTGTACTTGCAGTATCATATTTAAAATTTCAGCATGTATAACTCTGTCAGTCCGTACATTAGCCATATACTGCAATAACACTTTATTTTCTTTAGATACTTTTACATCTCGTTGCGTTTTTGCAATTCGTTTTCTAAGTTTTTCATCTATGTAATCTTCATGTTTGTTAGAAGGAAGTAATCGATGTGCGGTTATTCTTCTATATCCGTCATAATCTTGATCAAAGACAGAATAATGTTCAAATCTGTTTAAGCCAGTCCATCCTAAAATTACATGTGAAAATTTATTAGGATCAAACGCTTCAAAAAATTTACGGTAAATTCTTTGATTACTTGCGCCGCCTAATGCATCGTTTTGATTTGTTGTTCCCATAGCATCTGATACAATATCACCAAAACGATTTGATATATCTAATAATTCTGATCCAAATGCATAGCTGTCGCCGCCTACATATATCATACAAATTGCTCCTTATACGGGTCAAATTCACTACCGCATTTTTGAGCGCAAACGCCAAGTTTTCCGTCAGCAATACTATTTTTTTGCCAACTTGCAGTGATACTATCTATTAATTTTCCATTAACCACGTGTTTAATGTCATTGTCTATAATACTTATGCCTTGTTTTCCGCCAGCATTATCTATATGATCCCATACTTGCTCTACACGAGGATTTGCATGCCACCACTTGTACATACGGCCAGCTGTCCAACAACACGGCATTAATAGTCCTTCTGCTGTTACAAAAATACTTCCTTGTTTTGCAACCTTACAAGTAATACTGCACTTATCTAAATACTCTTTCATACTACCATAAGACTTTTCAATTTCTTTTTGTTTTAGTAATGCTATGTTTTTATTCTTTTCATCTTTAGGCTGTGCTAATTTTTGTGTTTCTGCACCTTTGCGATTTACTGCTTGATGAGATTTTTTAGGTTTAATATCGCTTGTAATAAATCTACCCGATTTTTTCTTAATAAACTTTTCACATCCCCATTGATTAGCAAGTGCTTCTGCTTCATCTACTTGATGTTCATTGTGTGCAAAAATTAAGAAGTCCCAACGGGCTCTGCCTCCAGCATTAATAAATGCTCGCATGTTACGTTCAACATTATCCCAAACAACGTTCTGTCGATATAGATGATTTGTATCCTTTAAACCGTCTACACTAAAAATTACTGCTCCTTTGCGACCAATAACTCCTGCAAGTTCTGTCCACCATTCTGTACTCTTGGCTCCAGCATTAGTATTCATGCTTAACCACATTTTATCATTGTGTTCACGGAAGTACTTGAATATTTCTAACGTATCTCGTGCTACAATAGGGTCGCCCAGGTTGCCGCACATATACATAACCTTTAGTTGTGCAATAAACTCTGGGCTGAACATACGCTTTGTATCTTCTAAACTAAGCTCTGCATTAGTAATATGCGGATTGTCGTCTCCGCCATTCATATTTCTGTCACACATAGGACAAGCGGCTTGACACTTTTGCGTAACTTCTAAGTGTACTTCTTTGATGTCTTCGTATCTATACATTTATACTATTGCACCTTTTAAATATACTGCAAGTACTTGATTACCTAATTGAGTCAAATGTCCAGTACCGTCATCAAATTGTTCTAATTTTAGTCTATCAGGTACTACATTAGTACCTAACGTGCCTTTGCTCCAAGACCAAGTATAATGATGTGAGTCTTTTAATCTATATAATGTTGACAAATAAGCTGCTTCATTTATATGTTCTATTTGTCTTTTTGGTAGTAATTTATACAGTTGTCTAATCTTTTGAACACCTCCTTTGAAGTTGCTCGGCGTAAAAACTTTAAAATATTCTGCTACGTAGTCCATGGATAACAAGTAATAATTATCACTTAGCTGCTTAACCCCGTGCCTAATGCCTATTTTTTCAGAACTATCAGATGACGAAATATAAAATCTATTTGGAAATGTAAACTGTACAATAGAAAAATCTACGGAATATTCCTCAAGTGCTTTTTTTATTATCATATCATTCAGTATATTATTTCCACCAGATACCCCAAGATTATAAACATCTACGTCCGGCATGAGTAGAGATAGCTGATACGGATATGAAGCTCTCCAGTCTTTTTGTTCAAAATGGTTACCGTTAGTAAAGCTGCATCCAAAACAGAATATATTTTTTCTCATACATCTAACACCAATTTTACATCTTTACCAGGGCCTGCTTTACTGGGCAAATCTCCATATTGATCAATATACCAGTCTATTACAGCACAATACCAATTATGACTATTGTGATGAGCTTTTTTATTAAACTGCCAAATATTATTATTAGTAGCCTGTATTGTGCTTAGGGCTCTTGCACTTTCTTTTTGTAATTCCCTAACAGGGAGATCTTTTAAATCTATCATAGTAAGTTTACTACCTTTGTATGAATAATGTTATTGTAAATAAGTCCATGTCCTGTAGTATTTAAGTGACATCCGTTATCCTCAACAAAACTATGAAATTGTGATCCTAATATATCATCTATACTGTCGTAGCCCGTCATAACAGCATCTTCTTTACGCCAATAGAATGCGTAATGTGGAATATTCTGTAATTTTAGAAGGTTCCTTTCTACTGCAATGTTATTTAAATATACAATGTCGTCATCTGATAATGCTGTATACACTTGCCTTATCTCTTTACGTGATGCAGATGCAAGGCTATTTGGACTAACTATCAGTCCAAAGGGGAAAGATTGTCTGTTTAATATATAATGATTAGGAGCAACACACGATGCACTTTCTAATAAATTTAATTTAGCTGTACTTTTTATTTTTATAAATCTTCTATGATCAGATATCTGATAAATTACTAAATCAGGAGTATAAGTTTCTAAAAAACTATCAAGCATTATACCAGAGAAAAAGTTGTTTGCACCCGATAATGCTAAATTCCAAACTTCTGAATCACGAAATGTTTTTTGTAAATAGGCTGGCCAATTCTTAGGAGTTACAATATCGTTAGGACCAAATACTTTGGTATGTCTATTATGTCCAGCAGTATGACTGTCGCCGATACATAGTATTCGTTTCATTATGCTTCACCAATCAACATAACTCTCTTATAACCTTTAAGTTGTAATTCACCTTCGTATAATATTTTACTCATAGGAAATATTTTTTTCATATGATTAATACTATGTACGCAATTTACGTGTTCTTCTAAGTCAAAATAATTATTACTTTGTATAGCAACAATAGGTTTATGATCTTTCCAAGGGTTAAATCTAATTTGATTAAACCATTCAGTTGTCATATGTTCAGCACTTGTGTTTATAATTAGGTCTGGGTAAAATTGCTCATTATATTTTTCTTCAGTTTTAAAATTTTCTACGTCCCACTGATACCCGCTTCCGTGCAGATTAAGATTATTAATATCGCCGTGTATAGACTTTACTTTGTAATCATCCATTCGACGTAAATTAAAATTATAGTCACTTTCATTACATGCATCTATATCAATTTCAACGTTTCTAAATTTTTTAAATGTAATTTTGTCTACACTATCTCCAAACAACTCAACTAACTGTCCGTACCAGCCAGCTAATAGTACAACATTGCCATAATGATTAGATATTTTTTCAAGCTCATTTACTAACCATATCTTACTCTTGATTTGACTTCTACTTAATGCATCTGAGAGTATGTTCATATCTTTATCTTTTTTGATAAAGTCCTTAATAAATCTAAAATAACGAGTATCGTTGCCTTCATAATTATTTAAAAGATATACAATAAGGTCTTGTTCAAAATTATCAGATCCATAAATGTTTGCAAGATCTTTTGGCAAGAAATGATTAACAAAAGCAGACTTTTGATCTTCTGCATATAAAATATCTAAGAAAGATTTTACATTTCGTGCAACCGAACCTTCTGTCTTAAATTCACTATATTCTTGTAATCCGTGTAAAAATTCTTTATTTGTAATGCTCATTAAATCTCTCCTCTAACCACATAAAATCATTTATTCTACGCAGATCTTGCAGTGAATCACGATAGTATTCACCGTATTTTCTGCCTTGGTTGGCACCGTCGATTGCATATTCTCCGTATTGTCTATCGTTGCCAACTGTACACCAAATATTTAATCGTTCATTTGTTTCGTCGTCTTTTTGTCTGTCTATTACTTTGCTTGAAAGTTTACAACATTCTCTAAATGCACTTTTCCAAGTGTTTAGCGGACTTGTATTAAATTCAGTAATATTACTTATTTCGTATACTTTTTTAAATTTATTACTTATACTTGTAGTCATATCCGGCTTAGACTTATCCATATTAAGAGTAAGTTCTCTTGGAAATAGTTTAATAGCACCGTAACCGTAAATTAAATCATTAATGGGATTTTTACTATTGCATACATGCACTGTGTCTAAATCCCATTTAGGAACTGAATAGTTAAAATTAAAATCGTCGGCAATAACAGCATCACCGTCAACTATCCAAATCATATCAGTTGTGCATATCTCCGCTGCTTTTATATGTGCATTATGAATTCCATCTACTCCGTGTATACGCTTTGCATAAGGAAATCTTTCTAATAATCTCTTGTAATTTTGATTCATATGTTCTTCATTATATGTTATCATTACAATATCGTATTCTGTTTTTGCTACTGGAGGTGCTTTGACAACTTTAGGAGACACCAATCTTGGAGGGTTTCGATACACTGTTTTGAAGAATTTACTCTGTTGAGCCGATAACGGATTTTCAGCAATTGGAAGATCGAGTGCATTAATCAGTTTAATACCGTATTCAATAATTTCATCTTCAACGTTTTCAATCGATTCAAAAGACTGTTTCCATAAGTCGTTTAAATGTTCAAAGTCTCTTACTTGTACAAAGTCCCAATCTGTACACATAGTCATATACAAACCTGCTCTTGCCCCAAGTACTCCCCAGTCGCCGTTTATAGTATCGCAGCCGACCATTGTCCAAATATAGAGTCTATTTAGATTTTTCCAATGTTGAGATAACAATCCGTCTTTAGACAGTTGTGTTCCTTCGTTGAGTGCCATCTTAACCCCTTCACGAAACCCAGCACGCCACGCTTGATGAGGAGTATAATTATTCATTATCATCGAATAACAAGTATCTTGTTGTATATACTCCATATCCCAACAGAAATCTACTTGTGCTTTGACATTATCTGGTTCAGCATTTTCATGTGTTTGCATATTTAAAACATGAGCTTTCGGCCAACACTTAATGCCGCCATTACCATACATTAAATTGTTAATTGAATTTTTAGCAGTCCAACTAATAACAGCCTTGTTAATATCTGCACCATCATAGAAATGTATTTCTTCTTGCAGAAACTTAGGATTAATTATGTTGTCGCCGTCTATAGTGATAAATCGATCTGTATTACTAAGTTTAGCACATGCTTTGTGTGCGGCATCGCTGCCTTCTACTCCGTGTACACGCTTTGCCCAAGGCACTTTTGTAAGTAAGTCTTCATAATTTTTTTCTGCGTTTGGTTCGTCGTAAGATAGATATATTATATCTAAATCTTTTACTTTAAGTGTTTGATGCATGTTTTTCCTCTAATGTATACGATTGAAACTTTTTAACTGTGAACACACTGTAGTCTTTAGTATTTTTATCATGTTCTGTAAAGTCAACTTCTACAGTATTATCAGTTATCTCATTTACAGAAATGGTTATACTTCTATATAGCAAATTTGGGTTGTCTTTCTGAGTAATGCTGAAATGTAATAATCCGTCAATATTGTTCTCAACATTATTACAAATAAATTTCCACTTGTTGTTTTTATAGTCTTTTTGTATTGTAATATCACATATGTCTGTTTGTTGTGTTACTTCAAAAAACGTTGTTGTTTTAGGCTTTAAAAATTGTTGTTTAATTTCGACAGTATTATTTTCAATATTAACAAAATATTGATATAAATGGTTTTCTCCACTATTAAACTTCATTGCAGTATCATGTGAAACTTCAATTCGTGTAGACGTTTTATTATCAAGTGTTGTAAAGCATATAATATCGTTAGACTCGCTATCATATTCGCAATACCAGATAGGTACTTTATTATTAATTTTATTTAGATAAGCAATTCTCTTTTTATAATTCTGCATAATTCAAATACTTTTCATATTTTTTTATAATTTTATCGCTTAAGAACGAATCTTCAATATAATGAAAAACTCCGTCTTGTTTATAGTTGCCAATAAAAAGTTCTAATTCGTCTGTCATATAAGCAGTAACATAATCTTGCCAATTATTTTGTAAATTATCAAACTCTTGATGGTATACTTTCATATGAGTAAAATTAATTACAGAATTCTTTGGTGTAACTTCCTTTTCAATATCTAAAACTCGAATTGCTAATGCAGCACTAACATCAATACTTGCCCATTTTTGAAAAGCATTGCCGCCGGTAAATGTGCCATATATTACTTCCCAATTTTTATTAATAATTTCTAAATATTTTGCAAACATCTTTGTTAGAGTTGTCTTTTTAAAATAATGTAGTGCAACATATGTATTAGGTAGCTCAAATCTTACAAATGCTTTTCTATAATACCATAGTCCAGTTGTTATAGGTTTATTTCTAAATGTTCTTACATCAGTAGTAAAGCAAATATCGTGTGTTGAAAAGTCTTGCCAGTAGTCTGACAAATCTGATAATACTAACATATCAGTGTCTAACACAATAGTTTCTTCATACGGACTAAGATCATAAATTTTATATCTATTTTCAATCTTCCATTCACTGTTTAATGCATCGTCAGACTGTATTACTATAACTTGATCAAAAACTTTTGAATACTTGTCACTAACAGTTTTATCAGTAATTAAACAAACATTAGAGTGAGTTTTTTGCGTAGCCTTTATACTACATGCTAATGCATATGCTTGTCGCACATAGTCCGTTGTTGAGTTATTCTGAGCAAATAAAAGAAATCCTTTACTCATGATATTAACTTTTCTAAACTAAACTTATTCATTACATGAACATCTATGTCTTTTGTTTTATGTAATATAGTATTAACTTTATCTGAGTTTCGAGACAATAGTGTCAATTCTGTATCATTAATTTCTAATAACTCTTCTTTGTCTAAAGTATAAATTATAGGTGTTGGAAAGGTTTTGAAAATATTAGACTGTCCAAAATTATTCATTATGTGAATTGCAATACTAAATGCATGATCGTTCCTATACATTGTATTTTGTAAGTTATAATTTACTGCATAATTATAATAATTTTCTTGTATATGTTTTAATAAGTCAAAAAATACTTTATTTTTATTTGATTTAGTAAAATAAACTACTGTAGCCCAATAAAAGTCAATACTATTTTTACCTATGTACTTAAACGTATCAGCACTATCTTCATATCCTATATTAATACCATCTTTAAAAATTAAAAAATCTTCATACTGCTGCAAAAATCCTTTTAAATAATTACTGGAAACTATATAATCAGTATCCATTAAAAACGTATTATCGTACGGTGAAAGATCGTACGCTAATGGGCGTAAATTATTTTTAAAATTTAATGTAACAGATTTAGTTGTATCATTGTATATTCGATTATTAATCTTTTTTGTATCATCAACATACACGATCTTATCAAACACACCAGTTTCAAAGTTATAGTCTTTGTCAGTCGTAACTATACAAGTGGGCAAGTCCATATACTTGCTTATGCGTTTAGCAAGGAAACTGGCTTGCTTACAATAATCTATAGTTCCGTTATTGTTAGCAAAGACTAATACTCCGCTACTCATCAAATACAATACCCTTTACGTCTTTTTTACTAATTAAACGTTTATACTCATTTAGATATTGTTTACAGTGTTTGTAATATAATCTACGAGCCTGTGTGTAAAACTCATCTAAGTTTGTTATTTCAATTGGGATATCATTATCGTCAACAATAATGTATTGTTCGTAATTACTGTCTTTTTCCATCAATTTACAATAAGACAATAACTCCATTGATACTGTAAACATGCCGCCTTCGTAATTCAAAATAATAGATTTTTTGAAATGGTTTTTTGCTATAAGTTTTTGTTTTTCTAATGTAAGCGAATAATTAGTAAAGTCTAATGCCGCTTCAAGTTTTTTATCCATACGTATACTCCATACTGTTAGTATACAGTCTTAAATACAAATTGTCAATTAAAATTTAAAGATCAGTTCCAGAAACATTCGTATTAACTGATGGCGCTGTTATTTCAATAATATTATTGCTATCTTGAGCAAGATATATTTGAGTATTACTTGATAATGTACCGTCAACACTTGGATCAACTGCTGGTTCTACATAACCGTCGTCAAAAGTTGCGCCTCCGTAATCATCATCAGTATCAGTTAATTGTAAACGCATTGTAACTACTGTTGGATTAGTATTACTATCAACTTTAGCTGCTAATGTTAAATTGTTAACAGAATAATTAGCACCAGTTCGAACTATTATATCTTGATATGTTGTAGATAATTCAAATCCGCCTTTTGATGTTACTGTTGTATTTGTAGTATTACCAGTAACTGTAACAGTATCACGATCCATTTTGACTGTTCCTAAGTCAGCAAACATATTTGTCCAGTCAGTGTTTTTAGTATGAGCGGCGCCGCCTGAACGACTACCGTACCAGCGAATTTCTCCGCCAGTATTAAAAAATGCTCGATAATGATCGGCTGCTGTAAGCACTTGAGTATTACCTGAGTCAGCTGACTTTGTCTGTCCGCCAAAACTTACACTGAAAATATGTGTTATTGTTGTTAGGCCGCCGTATCCCCAAGCTGTAGTACGTGATCGAGTATTAGCTGCTAACGCTTGCATGTATCCTGTATCTTTATCTTCACGGTCAGTAAAAATTTGATCGGACTCGTTTATAAAATCATTAACGCCTTGTTGTGTTAGATTAAGATTTGCTACTGAAGTACCACTTGCGTCTGCCCCAATAATGTTACCAACAGAAACTTCTTGCACTGTAAACCCTGTGCCACCTACTTGGTGTAATTTACATGCATATATATCAAGATAAAGTTTATTTAAATCATCAGCAGTAACAGTTGCGCCGTTGGCTACTGTTGAACTTTCTAAAGGTTGACCATAACCTAAGTTAGTAGCTGGACTTCCGTGTGTCCCTACCGGTGCTCCTAAAACTGATTCTACTGTTGTACGCATATTATTATAATCCGTATCAGTGATTAAATCTCCAACATTTACTGCCATTGCTTTTCCTCGTTATACGTACTATTTAGCACTTAATAAAACATTCAACTAATCGTGCGGCTTCTGAAGTGCCGGCGTCCTCTTCTAATATGTATCCTACAAGACATAATGGTCCATCCGGGTCTGGTTCTGTTGTACCTATACCTGGATCATTACTTACATACACCGAAGCTCCCATTTTTGCTACACCTTTTACAAGTGTTGGAACTCTGCCTATTAATCCTACTGCCTGTCCGGAAGCATCAGCATTCATTAAATATGCTGGCGCTGTACTAATTACGCCGATAGCAGATGCAGATGCACCGTTTATAAATGCTGGGCCTATTTCTGTATCGCCTCGGCCACCTGTAATACCAACAATTGTTCCCATAGGAATATCATTATTTTCTGATTTATATATTTCTGCAAGGTCAGCATATTTTGCACGACTTGATACGCCATAAAGTTCATTAGCAGCAATATTACCGTTGTCGTCTCTTGCTACAACTGTATTAGCATCGGCTGCTCCAGCATATGTATAGCTTGCTGTAATATATTCATTATTTGCAGGTAAACCTACACGCATTTCGTTTGCTCTATCCGATGTACCTTTAAATGACTGTGCATGAACTTCGCTAAACTGACTTGTTGCATCGCCAATTGATCTTGGACTAACTTGGCTTACTGGTGTTCCGCCTGGCAATATTTGCGATCCGTTAATTCTAAATACTTCATTATATGTTGCACCGTTATAAGTACTGAACTTTAACAACTGTTGGTTCATTTTTACATGACCTTCATTGCCGCCGCTGCCATCTATAACAATAGACATATCTTGATCATTACCAATATTAATACCGTTATCATCAAAGTTAACTACTGTGCCAGAAAAGTTTGCTTGATCTGATCTTACATAATTAGCTGCACTAAATCCACCTAACTTATTTGCATTAGTTGCTGTGCCGTAAAAGAATGTTTCAGTGTTAACACCATTTTCGTCATTACCTTTTAATGTAATACCTTTTTTGACTGTTCTGTTATTATCAACAAATCCTGCAAAATCAGCAAATTGTGTTCCTGTATCTTTAATAGTAAAATTAGTATTACTAAAAATTGCAATTTCTTCATCTTCTATAGTAGCAACAACAACTGCCTTAGATGTGTTATCTGTAGCAATTATTTCTCTACTTTGCATTTGTGTTAAGCCATCACCTGCATCCTGGGGTCCAATGAATGAAAAGTCAGCGCCGTTATAAATGTACAATTTTTGATTTACGTTATCAAACCAAAGATCACCTTCTGATAAATTTACAGGTTGTGTAGTAGTACTTGTAGTTCCGCCGGTAGTTTTCCACGCACTTCCGTCGTAAAATTTAAGTTTATTCTCTCCGCTATCAAACCAAACTTGCCCTGCTATCGGACGTGGTGGTTGTTGCGCACTTGCAAAGTTTTCTAATAAAAATACAAAGTTTTCGTTTTGTATTTCGCCGTACCCTGCAAAGTTTTTACCTATTAGTTTTAAGTCAGTTGTGTTATCTACTGTGCCGTCAGCAATTGTAGATAACGTTTGACCACTTGTTTTTTGTATGCTATATGCCATTGTTGACCCCTATGTATAACGTATTTATGCCAATATAATATTTATGGCTGTGAGATAGTTTCAACACCTTGAAAATCCCACGTTTTTACATTGTTAATGATTGATACTACATATCTTCTTACTTCTCTTTCTATACCGCCAGGTAAGTAAAAGATGCAATGAAGTGCCGCTGTAGTTGTTGCGTTTCTGTCAGATGCTGGTGCAATCTGTTGTAACCAAGTTTGTGTAATTGATTGATCGTATTTTGCGTAAGGCCCTACGTTATAGTTTGTTGCATCAAAGGATAATGATACCTTTGTATCTCGTGTTTTAATATCAACATATGCTTTGTTTGCAACATCATTATTAGCCGCAGGGCTTGCTATACCTCTAATATTAATATCAGCTGTATTATTTGTAAACGTAACAATACCGTCTACGTCAAATGTAAGTGACGCTGTTGTACTAATATTGTTTCCGTTTATAAACGGGCCGTTATTAATTTGAAGATTATTCAAATCTCCTAATGTTTCTAAATTACTTTCTGTAACAGAGTTATGTAATCTAACTTCATCTAAAATACTTGTATTATTAATTTTAAATGCTTTTCCTGTTGTAATATTGAAATGATCATTGACTGTCCAGTAATCGCCGTTCGCAATATCTAAGTTCCAAATAATACTATGATCTGAACTACCTTTAAGTATGATGCCGCCGCCGGCTGCTACAGCGTCTGATGGAGTATCGGTAGCTGCTAACTCAATATTCTTGTCGTCTACTGATAGCTCTGTTGAGTTTACTGTTGTAGTTGATCCGTTAACTGTAAGATCGCCTTCTACTGTAAGATCACCATTTACATTTACGTCTGCATCGCCTGTTACAGGATAAAATTTAACTTGTCTTGCTGAAGGGTTAATATCAATAGCTGTTTCACTTTGTGCTTGTGCATTACGCAGTTCAAATGATATCTTTGAACCACTACTACTATTTTTAAAAACTGTATCTCGTGTACCATTTATAAGTATTTGATGATATGGTTGAGCATTACCTATTGATAATCCTCCATCATTTTTTATACGCAAAGTACCAACTGTTTGATCATTAGAGTCGCCTCTTAATAAGTTACTTATATTAACGCCGCCTATACTTTCTGCATTTGTTGCTGTACCGATTAGTTTAGGATTAGTTTCTCCAGTTACGTTTAAATAATTTATACCAGGTTTAATATCTCCAGTAAGTCCTACAATTACACCATTTGGAGTAATTGTTTCCTTTGAAACAATTGCAATTTTTAATCCAGCTACATACAACGAACTTACTGTTTTTTCTAAGCCTGCATCGTTGATTATATCTTCTGAAAATAATCCAGTTTTACCTTGGCTGTTTTTATAACTTGGTCCAACTAATACTGGATCTAATCCAGCAGAGTCTTTAAAATAGATTTGTCTATTAAAAGTATCTATCCATAAATCGCCAGCAACCATAATTGGTTCTTCTGAAGATAGTATAGGTCCACCACTTGTTCTCCAACTTTTTGTTGTTCCATCGTAAACTTTTAATCGAGATTCACTTGTATCCCACCAAAGTTGTCCAGCTAATGGAGCACTTGGTGCTGATGTATTAGCAAAGTTTTCGAGTATATTAACAAAATTTTCATTTATGCTTTCTCCAAAACCTGTATAATTTTTTCCTATTAAACTTATACTTGTAGTAGATGTATCTCGTGTACCGTCTACCAATGTAGTTAAAATAGAACCGTTTGTAGTGTTAATAATATAGCTCATGATAGTACTCCGTGATAGATAATATAATTAAATGTTTGATACGGAGGCATAATATTGACGGCTTCATTTACTGGTTCGTTAATATTTTGTCTATAAATTTTACCTGTTCTATCTATAGCAGATGTAGTACCTCCTGGGTCTTTTTGTACGCCTAAATCATTACTAACACCTACAGCAGTAGTATCAGATACACTATCGTTTAATGCATAAAATGTATCTACTGCAACATTGCTACCTTCAGGAAAGGATTCAAAAGTATGCTGGTGTTCAGGTAAATTTCTTTGTTGAATTAGTAATTCACTTGATTTGCCGTCGTTTGATAATCCAAGTGTGTCTGCTGAAGTATCAAGTGTTCTATTTGCGCTTGATCCTCCCATGTTATCAACACCTAACGGTACTCTACCTCTAAGGTCGGGTAGTTTAAAACTACCTGCTGATACACTATTAATAGATCCATAATTATAACCTATAACTGCGTATAAATCTTCAAATTCTGATATAATTTTTTGACTTCCATCACATAGATGATATCCAACAGGAGCTGTCGGGCCACCGTACGGCATAATAGTGCCAACTGGAATAGTAGGTAATGCATCTTGTATTGATCTATATGCTAATTTAAATAATTGGCCGCCTCGCTGTATTAACAACAAATCGTCTACAGCCGCATCGCTAACTGTACTCTTGTTTACAATAAAACTACTTGAAACACTTGCACTAATTGTAACATTATCAGATCCATCAATTTCAATAGGTGAGCTTGTAATATCACTATTACCGCCGCCAAACTGCAACGATATAGGACTTGACCATCTACCTGCTGTACTTGCTGAACCAGAAAACTGTCCTTCAATTGTATCAGCTCTTACTGTTTGTGCATATACTGTATTCCATCTATTATTTGCTGCACCAATATTTGAATCTTCTGATACTGGTAATAATGTTTCAGTTGAAAAAGAGTTAGTAGCTGTTGCTGTTCCAAATGTAGCAAGACCGTCAAATAACGATGTTCCAGAAACATCTAAGTTTTCCCCTATGTTAGCATCTCCAGCAATAATTAAATCGCCGTTTTCACCAGCATTGCCTAAATTAGTTTGTATGTTACCTGCTACATGTAATGCAACATCAGGGTTTCGATTAATACCAACTTTTTCGCTTCCACTAACTCTTAAAACATTTTTTGCTAAACCTTGTGCTGTAGTAACTGAAAGATTGATGTTACTATTAGCTGACGGGTGTTTGATTGTACCTGTAACTCCGCCGACTTCTAATCTCATAGAACTATCAAGTCCTACAGAAATACCTTGGTTATTTCGAACTGTTAGTGATTCGTTTGTTATATTAGCAGTGTCTTTTCTTAAAAACTGATTACCAGCAACACTTGTTCCGTCAACTAACAAACTATTTGCTTTTTCGGCAACTCCGTTCATTACCACGTTAGATGAAATATTTAATCCTGATTTTATTTGAGTATAACCAGATAACGCTGTTTTTGGAGTAAAGTTTTCAGTTGATAATATAGCAAGTGGTTGTCCAGCTACATATAAAAATAAAACCGTTTTTTCTAAATTACTAACATCAGTAATTGTATCTGGTTTTGCTCCGGTAATTAAACCATCGGAATATTCAGGACCAATTAATATCCATTTAGTTCCGTTCCACAAATATAATTGTGCATTAGTTGTATCAACCCATAAGTCTCCAGGAGCACTTTTAGCATCAGCAGGTCTAATTGCTCCTGACTTTAATCCGCCAGCATCTAAAAAGTCCGAGCCGTTAAACACTTTTAGGCCGCCTGCTGCGCCTGTGTCGTACCAAAGTTGTCCTATAACTGGACCGCGGGGCTCGGAAGTATTAGCAAAGTTTTCTAATAAGTGTAATAAGTTTTCATTAACCTTGGTGCCATAACCAGTATACCCTCTGCCGGGTAAATCTAAACTTGTGTCATTATTAACAGTATTGTCAGTAATGGATAACGATCTTGTACCGTCAGTATGATAAATTATTATTGCCATTATTACTCCTCGTTAAACCCTGTTAAACTTTGTACTCTTACAGTATAGTCAATTTGTATAAGTCTGTTAAGTGACTTTTGTACAGGATGGAAAATAACATGTGTAAGTAATCTTCCTTCACCAGTAGGTGAATAACTTTTGAGTCCTAATTCATCAAATACATATAAACTTTCTGTATTAGTTGCTGTGTCAAATGCATCTTGGCCATCTGGTTCGCCGTAATCTAATAAACAACTTATTACGATATCGGTGTAATTAGTTCCGCTAAGGTGTCTTGTTTCGATCTTATTTCTTATAGGATCTGTGTTATTAACGCTCCTATCGTCTACAACTTTCGAAAATGTTTGTTTATATAAACTTGCATTTGTTCCTGTACTGTTTGGAGTAAGATATGTAATAATACCTGTTGGATCTACATTTGTGCCACCGTTGCCGAATGCCATTTCAAATATAAATCCTTGACCTGCATTGCCGATACTTTCAGCAAGTGCAATACTCATGTTCTCATAGTGTATAGCATTTGGTTTATCAATATAAACCTCACCCGAATCTGGATCACTAATTTTGATGTGTCCTTTTACGTAAATGCCGCTGTGTTCATCTGTTTGTTTCATCATAGTCCTTCACCTATATGTATTTATTCGGGTAGTCCCTGTGTTGTAGATCTTATAAATCTTGCTATTAAATTATTTGCATCTGAAAGTTTTTCGCCATCTTTGATCCAAGTTTTACCTATTTTTCTAACTATTTTTACATTTGTATTATCGCCTGCAGGGTTAGTTAATCTGACTCTTCCCATTGGGTTATCTTGTGTTCCATAGTTATACCCATTAACAGAAAATTCTGCTTCATAGGTAATATTTGTATTTGTAACTACATCATAAACTGTATATGGCTCCTTGTGCAACCTCTTGCCTCCTACAAATACTTCTATTTCGTTACACTGTCCAAACGTTAATGGTATAGTACTTCTATTCCATGCTGAGGTGTTCAATGTATTAGATACTACATTAGGTACATATGGCAAGTTATATTCATATGATGTAGAATCTCCTGTTTCATTTACTACTTCTATATTATCATTATATGGAATAGTATGGATGAAACTCTGGTCCGTAACTGGTGTATCAGCTGTATATAATTCTCCTACACCAGTACCTCTTGTTCCTCTACGTAATTGACGTAAAGTGTTGCCTAACTTAATAAAGTATTCTATTCTTTCGCCTTCAATAAACACAACTCCAGGAATGTTTTCATCTTTGCTTGGTGTAGGTAAACCAGCAGTTGTATTAAGCTCAAGTGTTTTATCATAAAAGTTAAAATCTTTTGCTACTTTATATATTCTGTCATCTGTAAGACGCTTGTATATAGTTTTATTTGTTACATCTTTGAATACTCTATAACCAAATCTACGGCCAATTCCTCCAGTAGTAAATTCTAATATTTCTATTTTGTCATTTAACTGTAATGATTCTTTATATATTACTTCGTTCATTTCTTCAGATAATACATAATCAAGATTTGGTGTTTGTAATATACCATTAACAAATACCCAAACAAAATCAGGACTTGCTGCTTTATTTCTTAATTTAATTTTTCCTGATTTTAGTCTTTGATATAATTTAAATTGTGCTGAATCAGTTGATACACTTTGATCAATTGCAATATCGTAATGGAATCTTTCAAATAATTGAGTTCTATCGTCACCTAATGAGTAAACTACAATATTTGTATCAAGTGCTGCTGCACTTCCTAATACTAATGTTGTTAGATTATTTGTAGTGTCTATACTAAATTCTTCTTCACCTAAAATAAAGATTTTTAAATCATCGCCATCTTGGGCAGTGCCTGATATAAGTGAGAATATATTAGTTGTCTCGTCCCATAAAAACTCATTTTCATAAGTTAACAATCTATTATTTAAAAATACTTTTGCAGATTGAATATCAAAACTTCCTGTAGGTATTTGCCATACATCAAGTTGATATTGGTTTAATGCATTGTTGACTGTAAACTTTTTATTATATCCTTGATTTAAGAATACATCGCCTACATTAATAATAGTATTTGTGTAAACTGGTGTAGTTAGTGTATACGGTAATTGTTCTAACAAAAATTGTGTAGATGATCCGTCGCCAGTAAAGTTTTGTATCTTAACTTGTGAGTGTGGAATAGTTGTTCCTGCCACTATTGCAAAATAAATGTAATCATTTGCAACTGGTGCTTCACCAAATCTAATACCAACTAAATTAGCTTCACTACCGTAACTGCTGTCAGTTTTAAATATTTCAAATATAACCTCAGTACCATTTACTGTTACTAATGCATTTGCATCTTCTCTATATAATACATTTGTAATATATTCACTTGTACTACCATCTGCAATAAAATTATCAACATCTAATATATTACTTGCGCCGCCGCTTATTGAATATATTGTTACTTCGTCGTTAGCCGAAAGTGGCATTGTAATAGTAACTTGACGTTGTGCAAAGTCAAGAGTATAATTTGTACTATCAACAATAATTTTATTAATTTTTACAATGAATCCTTCAGTTGATGACGGATTTAACCCAATGTCAAAAGTAGAAGTATCAGTATATGTATATGTCCTTGTAGTAATTACATTGCCGCCATCATCAGGCCTATTGTAAACTCTTATATCAAGAGTATCTGCAACATGTCCAGGAACAACTTCTTCAGGTCCTGCACTTGTAGCTATTGTAACAAATCCGTCGCCGTCAATTACAATATCTTCTGATGCAACACCAGTTGCTGAAGCATATGCTAAATCACCGCCTGTTAATAAAGTGTCATACGATGTTTCATCCGGTAGTGTTCCTCCGTCAAATGTTTCTTTTCGTAAAGTAATTTCTGCATCAGGCTTATCACTCACATATGCTTGGAATTCTGCTGCATCTGGGAATTCAAATACATTAGTACCGTTACCTGTAATCGTAAGCATAATTGCATTTTCATTAGTAGCCGATGTTCCGGGTGTCCCTGCTACAAAATCAGGTGCGTCAATTCTCACACCATTAATATAAACATTATATTCTACATCCTGTTCAAGTGTTGATCCTTCCGGTAGTGTAAACGATGTTGTAATACCGTCACTTAAAAATGTAAATTCATCGCCAGTTTCAGTATAAGTTGACCATGCAACTGTATCCCATGCACCTTGGTCCCATCCTACAATATTTTCTGTTTCAAAGTTAAATGACGTAACTTCTACGCCTCCGTAGTCAACACCTTCCATTAATTGAGTTAACTCATTGCCATACATTCCAACAGCCGGCTTATAGTAATTACTAATTCTATCTGCTACATTTAACGAATCAACTGATCTCTTATATGAAACTGTTATTACACTATCTTGTGCAGGAGTATTTGTTAAGTTAATAAATCCATGTTCAACATCTGTACCGCTTGTTATTAAGCTATTAAAGTTATTATAATAATTATTGCCAGTTGTAAGATCATAAGTATCTCTTAATGTTGTAGTACCAACTTCTGTAGTATTGCCAAAAGTATATTCACTTGATAACAATTCAATACCGTCAATTTTTACTAAAACATTTGCTTTATTTAAATCCATAGAATTTTCAAGATTATAAATTTGTGAATTTGAAACTCCTGTAAATGTTTCATCAACAACAGATATACTATCGTAATCTGACAATGCTGATATTCTATCAAATTTAATTTTATTTGTAAATGCTCGAGGAAGTCCTGTTCCAATACGTGCAACAATTACAGGATTAATTGCATCTTCACCAGTCGGTTGTTCAATAACTACTTGTGGCTGTGTCAAATATCCTGTGCCAGATTTTAGTACTTCAATTTTAAGAATTTCGCCGTTACGCATTATTGCTCTTGCCTCGGCGCCTGTACCTGAAACGCTTTCTATTGTAACTTTAGGTGTGTAAGTATATCCTCTTCCGCCATCATAAACGTTGATTTCTTCAACTTGAAACCCTACATTATTTGCCCAGTTCCTATTAACGCTGTTGGCTTTTCCTTCTTGTACAAATATCTGTCCTTGTTGTAATTTAATATTTAAAGGTTCAATTTTACCACTAATAGGATTAAACAACGGCATAAGATCAAAGTCTGTTACTAATGTATTTGTATTAGTTACTTTTTCATATGTACTTAAATATTCTCTAATTTTAGTTTTATAAGGTTTTACTTCACGTACATAATCTTCGTAGCTGGATAAATTATCATTTTGGAATGTAATTTTTTGCTCAAATTCTCCAAGTCTATGTTCTGCTTTTACAAAACTTGTTTTAAACGCCCAGTCTACATATTGCTGTTCTGTAAATACATAACGAATACCTGCTAAGAATAATTGATTCCATTCAAGACGTAACTCATCTACAAATATATTATTTGCCAAAGCATTTAAAATATTTCTTAATTCTCTAACAGGTTCGTTATCATATAACTGAGTGTCAAAACTTTCTAAATCAAAACCAATTTGTTGCTGATTATAGTCCCATAAACTTTTATTAAATTCTATTGTGCCGTTTTGTCTACCTATAGTTTCATAATCAATACTTGTGTCAGTATTAGTATTATCAACCTTTCTTAATAACAGCCAGCCGCCAGTTCCGATAGTTTGAATCTTAATAATATCACCAATTTTATCACTTAGTAATTCTAATTCATAATTATTTTCTACAACGTAATCAATAGATGTTAATTCACTTACGGTTGCTGCATACCAATCTTTATAAGACCAGTATAATGTATTATCATATTGCTGTCCTGTTATTCTTTTCCACGTAAATTCAACATAATCATAACTATACAACGACCATTTGTTTTCTACTGTATTATCTGCTCGAATTAAAACTGTATACGGTCTAACTACTGCACTAATAGTATTATAGTTTTTGCCTTTGTTTTTGATTATAACATTAGTTACTTTACCATCTGTAATTTCAGTTTCTAAAACAGCCTGTTGTCCGTCACCACCGATAGTTACACTTGGTGCTGTTACATACCCAATACCAGGATTTGTAATTTTTACTTTATTAATTTTACCATCAACTAATTCTATTGATATCTCAGCTGTGGTTTT